TGTAGCTGTAAAAAATCCTGATGCTAAAATTCTACCCCCTGTAAACGAAGAACCTGTTAAGTTATATTCTACAGAAGAGTTTGTTCCTGCACTTACCCAAGAACCACCTGTTGTTGTTCCTGAACTTGCCACTTGCCAATTATAATTAGCTGCTGTATTACCTATTACAGAAATAGCAGTGGCTAGAATTATAGCATCTAATCTTGTAGACTTAAGTCTTATAGAAACTATAGGATAAAATGTACCTCCTGTTGTTAAGGTTCTAGGAGAAGTTATTGGTGTACCTACAGCTTGTTGTAAACCACGAAGTTCATAACCTCCTTCAGATAACACTGTAGAGCATATTTGTTTTAATGTACTTGCACCACTTGTTGCACCTGTATTTGTTATCTCATATCTTAATGGTAATGAAGCTGTAGTAATGTATGTAGATGTAATTATGTTAGCGTGCTGAAACTTATGACAAACATAGAAGTTACCATCTATTACAAATCCTATTCTAACTGTACCCACCCCCAACCATTCTAAGTCCATAAACAAGATTTGAGCTTTAGTCAAATCAAGTGTAATACCACTAGGACCTGACCCATTCATAGGGTCAACATTCCAACTTGCTTGGGCAACAGGAGTATTTACTAATGAACCACTAACAGAACTTCTTTCAACAAAACTAACTGTGCTGTCATTTTGTTCTAGATAATATCCATTTTCCGTTCCATAATATCCCACTCTTTGTCTAAGCCCTGTCTTAGCAGCGCTCATTACAAATGTATTAAGCACAAGAAGACTTTTGCCAGGCTGATAAGAAAATACCTTTGTGGTTTCTCTAATCACCTCGGAACCTGAAGCTGTTGTTATAGTTAAATCAACTAGTCCCTGACTAGAGTTAAATGTAGCAGAACCACTTACAGCAGTAGCTGTAGACCACAATCCATTATCTGCAAATCTATGACTAGAGTCAAACAATGTAAAAGGATTACTAACTCTTAGCCTTCCAAATGCATCTATGTTTGGAGAATTTGAGTATGAAACCTCACTATTAAATATACTATATCCTGAATATCCTTGCATAGTTTTAATTTATTTCTGTTCCAAATAATTGAAATGAAAGACTAGCATTTCCTGAATATACTCTTACTACATCTGTTGTTGCAAGAGATATACCTATTGTAGCAATGAATGTATCATTACCTGCTAATGTAACATCATAATAAAGATAGTCTTTATTAGCTGTAGCACCACCGCCTTGGGAGATAGACACCCTAAAAGTGGTTTGCGTACCACCTCTATTACATATAGAAATGGAACTACACACTGTAGATGTAGCTGCAGGAACAGTGTATAAGACTGTTTCTGTCGTAGCTGATGGACTATTTTGTCCTAATATTTTGTATATGTTTGCCATAATTATGCTCCCATTAATAAAAAGTTCATTTCAAATCCTACAGCTGTAGCACTAAGTGTTCCTCCTGAGAGAGAAAGTCCTGTACCCACCGTTATTTCTTCCATTTCACCAGCACCAGCAGTACTTCTACCAATAAGTTTATTGGTACTCATACTTGTTGATATATTAGGGGCTGTACCTCCAGAAGATACTAAAGGAGAAGAAGCAGTTACATTAGTTACTGTACCGCCTGGCAATGTACCTAAAGTACCATCACCTTTAATGTATTCAGACGCTGTACCATTAGCAGCTATATCTATAACACCACTCGTAGTTACAGGGCTATTAGTAACAGTAAATGCAGCAGGCGCTGTAATACCAATACTTGTTACTGTACCATCAGTATCACCTATTGTTTCTTGAACCCATACACCTCCATCGTTAGCAGGGAATATAGTAGTTCCATTTGGTGTACCAGTAGCACTCCATCTATAAAATGCTTCATCTTGTACATAACAAAGGATAGCATTATTAAACCCTTGATTTGCTAAAGCAGCAGTTGTAGGAACAGTAAAGAAAGTTCTTTCTCTTAATGTACTTACAATGTCTTCTTGTATTGACTTTAAACCATTAGACCCAGACCAACTTACTGTGTTGTTCTGAGTCTGATTAGCTCTAAAGATTTTATTTATTAACGCTTGTATAGTCATATTTATTCTCTTGTTCTACCAAACGCAGCTTGTAGTGAGCGTTTAATATCAGTAGTAGTAAGGTTATTATTTTTAGCTCTTAATAATCTAAACTCTTGATCGTATATTTGTTTTCTTAAACCAGCTTCTTGTAAACCATTACGTCTAACAGATGCCATTTTGTAGCTAATATAAGCCTCAATAACAACCTGCGCCTTCTTAGGAAGCATACTCATAGAGTCTACGTTTCCAACGCCTACATAGCACAAATAAAGCTCTTTGCCAGGGAAGTTTGAAGGACAAGTAATAATACCTTGTTCTACATTTATATTTATAGAGTCAACTCTATTTCCATCGCCATAACCAAATGCTCTACCTTTTAACTGGCCCCAATCGTTATAAACGTCAGAATAGAAGAAAGGGACAAAACCTTGGTAAGGAGTATATGATTGTCCAACTGCAGAAACAGTAGGTGCAAATGTAGCAGGATTATTAATAGGATCTTGAGTAGTAAAGTCATCCATATAGAAATCAGTTGCCCAAAAGTCAGCTTGGTTACAAGGTTGTCCTACCCAATTAATCCAGTCTCCAGAAGTATTCATTTCTCCTGGAATCTCACTAAATTCGCTAGGGTTATACTGAGCCAAACCATCTGAGTAAGGGAATGGCATAATACCTTTTCTTATTCCGATCGGTCTCCAATATTGGCCAACTCTAATTCCAGCACTAACGTAATCGGTATAGTCGCTTGGTATATCCCACCAGTCTTGGCAGTCTCTAATTAATATTTTATGGTTAACCAATTGGAGAGAAGTAACAGACAACTCACGCACAGCCTCAGCTGCAAACGTAAGCACCTTTGCGTAGCTATGAACAGTTTTACCGTTCTTAAATAGCCACGCATTGATTATCTCATCCAATGATACAAAAGCTCCGTTTGGTGTCATTTGTTATTATTTTATAAAGTTTTCTGGTGATGCCTCTAAGCCCTCATCTCTGATTGTTCTTGGTTCAGCAATGTAGATTGAAACAACAGCTTGGATAGCTTGTTCTTCTAATTCTGGAGACAATGGCAATGGATCGTTTGGTCCGTACTGAGATAAGTCAGCAATAGCTAATTTCATATCTACAGTAAACATACCGTCACCAATAATATTTCTATATATAGTTATTTTTTTACCTTCCCAAACGTAAGGAACTCTACCCAATAAAGAGTTAACTTCTTTTACTTGTTGAAGGATATAGTATTGGCCAGCAGGAATAGGAATAAATTCCAACTCAGGATAGCTAGATGGATAAACACTAAACACACCCATCTTCTCTGGTAAATACATTGGCGTAACAGGGAGCGTCACCGTGCACGTGTCATTTAGACCTCCTGTTACTGATACGTTTTCATATGTGCCTAAAACAACTCCATCAGGAATTGTAGCACCGTCTATGTTGAATGTTGTATTTAAAACTTCAGTTTTTAATAGTCTATTCATTGCAGACTCAAGATGCTTTTCTATTTCAGCATCACGCACACGATCTCTGTTTGATGGGAAACCACCAGACAACATTCTTCTGCAACGCTCAATCATTTGTGATTTGGTAGTCATTATACAGATTGTATTTGTTGATTAGCCAATGCTTGTACTTCTTGTGCGGACAAGTTTACGCCTACGTAAGGTAGTGCTCTAGCAACCAACTCAACCCAATAAGTAGAATCAAATTGAGGAGGAACCGATGCATTAGGACCAGTTGTAAGATCGTTAATTGTAATCGTATTACCTGTAACAGTATAGCTTATAAAAACATCTTCTGGAAGGCCTATGTAGTGAACCTCAGCTGCATATCCTGCAGGCATTGGAGTTCTTGGGTATAATTGAATTAAATCATTCTCAAATACAAAAACCTGATCATCTACCGTAACTGGATATAATGTAGATCTTAAAGCCTCTACAATCTCAGAGTTCAAATATTGGTTAATACCACTAATCTCATTAGTTGAGGTATTGATCTTGAATAAACCGATAAAGTGACCAAAGTCTGGAATCTGATATGCAACACTATTGTTGTATAAGTATATGACACCTCCAGGGCCTGGAGTTACTTGAGTTCTAGTTCTAAATGGACTTAATGCGTCTATTGTCAATTGGCTTGATCCATAGTCTGGATTAGGCGCACCACCCTTTAATGCTTGGGCAGTTTGTGGTAAACCCCAATAGTAGTTCCAAAGATCTACTTGAGCCGAAGATAACGCTTGGGAAATCTCCTCTGGAGACAGATAACCCCTACGATTCTTATCAGCTATGAAGTTTATAAAGTTGTATAAATCAGATACATTCTGCATCTACGTTAAGTTTCCTATATAATACGCTTCTTAGAAGGGCTTAACGAGCCTAAGTAATGGCTTTCTAAATAGGAGGATAGCGAGTATTGCTATGATTGCTAACAACTTAAATTTTTGCTTTTTTTGGGTGCTTATTTTGTTATTTAGGGAGTATATTTCTCTAGTTTGATTAGCACAAGAATCTAACAATATAGCCTCTTTTGCTCTATCTACAATTACGTGAGTCGTTTTTTTTTGAATGGTCCTTTCAGGTATTTTACCTAACCATTTAACCCACATATTTCCATTTTCTAAATAAACACTAAAATCATTAACTATGGTATCTAACTTACACTCAGCTGGCATTAAAACCCTAAAGCTATCGTGAACAACAGTATCTTTATAAACTACGTTGTCTATAATAACTTCTTTAGTAACTGTATCATTGGCACACTCTCCACGCAAGATAACTTGGCGTTTAACTTGGTCGTAATATTTAGGAGTTGAAAGAACTGTTTTGACAGGACTACAACTATATGCAATTAAAAGCATTGCGCCTAATATTAATAAACTATATGTCTTTGTGTTCATAAGTTATTTTCTTTTCTTAAGATTTTTCTTAATCTGAATAGCATAGTTTACAATAGCAAGGCAAGACACAATAACACCTAATCCAAACGTGACATTTGTTCTGTCTAAATTTGCTAAAATATTAAGCGTTATGCTTGACCAAAGAAGTATGTGGTTATCGTGATTTTCGTTTCCAGTAATCATTAGAATAAAAGCTTTTTGTAATTGTTAAATCTCTCCACTCTGTCTGCAAGTCCGTGAGTTCCACCGTTAACCCTTTTGGTTATTTTTTCAACAGTAGCACTATCTCTCAAGTTGTCTGTGTCTGCAATTTTATTTAAACCATTTTTATTCCAAAACCAAATAGCACTAAGTCCTGCATATTTATCTTCAGCAACTTGATCTGGATTTGTTAATATAGATGGTTCTTTAGCCCATTCACTAAACGCTTTATAGTTATCTTTACCAGTTAATTGAATGTAACCACGGCCTTTAAACTTCCATCCGTCTTTACTTGCTTCATCACCATTACCCATACGATTAGCATATACTTTAGACGCAATCTTCTCTGGGTTTCTATTGTAAGCTTCAGCAGACGCAGGAGTGAAATACTTAGGGAATATCTTAAGCAATCCGTCTTTTCCGTAATTTAAGTTTTCTGATTTGAATTTAAAGCCGCCAGATTCGTGTGCAGCTTGCGCTAAAAAATGAGCAGCTCTTAACGGAGAATCAATCTCGTGAGCCATCATATCATCTATAAGAGTCTGAGGAACAAGCCCTTTCAGTTTATCAAACATTTCCATAAAATATACTCATATAATACGCACTTTATAAAAACTCAAAGCCCCTAAGAATAGGGGCCGTTGAGCAACACAAACACACTCTTCAGTTATTTTTTAGCTTTCTTTTTAGTCAGCTTTAATTCTACTAATTTATTCATCTGATCAAGTACAGCAACTTGTTTTTTCTTGTCAATAAAGTCTGCGAATTGTTCGTAAACCATATCATCTTCAAGATCTGCAAGTTTCATAATATCTCCGTCAGAATCTGTCCATTTCAATTTAGATTCTTCTACGCTGACATAAGCAACGTCTAAAACAATAGCTTGTGCAACTAATGCTTTTATTCCAACTTGCTTATCGCTTATGCGTTCCATAAAATCTTCTGGTTCTCCTTCTGCGTAATCCTCAATGTTAAATCTCATTTCCTCTTCAGAAAGTTCTGTATCATAACCAAGTAACAATGTTAAATTGAATACTTCTTCTTTAGATAAAGCAGCTGCTTTTATTAAAGCATCTCTCTTTATACGTAAAGCTTGACGGTTTTCCTTAGCCTCCGCTTCAAAATTAACTCGCTCTAAAATAGTATGAACTTCTTCATCTCTATTTGTATTAGCTGCATTAAAAGAAGCAAGCTCAAGATATTGGAATAATTCATCATCTTGTGAATTACCAATAGTTAAATGCAACATACCTGCATTCTCTTGTGGCGATGCCCAAACTCTTCTTACTCTGTTAGGAATTGGATTACCAAAGTGATCTACACCAGACACTAAACCAATTTCAACCCATTCGTTTTTACCTGGGTCAAAACATTTAGAAAATGGAGGGATTTTTAATTTAGCTTTATAATATGATTGTCCACTCATTGGATCCTCATATATGTCTAAAAATCTGTAGGAAATCTGTGTACCTTTTTTAGGTAAAGCTATAAGCTTTTTTAATTCATCAGAGAAGTCATTGTAGACTCCTAACTTTTTAAGTGCCATTGTGTTTTGTGTTTTGTGTTAATAAATGTTTGTGTTTGATAAGTGAAGATTAGAGGGGGCGAACCCCCTCCTTTCCTCAAGTTTTACTATGCTAAGATATTAGTAATTTTAGCAAATTTGTTTGGAGCAAATACTTCAAGACCCATATTTGAAGTCCAAGAAACTGTTAAGCTTTGTTCTTGGTTTGTAGGGGTTGGAGCAAGAGCACCAGTCATTAATTCTGCAGTCTCTACAGAACCTGTACCAGGAGCTGGTTGAGCCATATACTTGTAACGGAAGTAATCGTTCATTCCACCACCAACAGTTTTTACTTTACCCATTGGTAAGAAATAGATAGATTTAGCGATTGGTCCACCAGTGTAGTTGATAACGTCAGTATTAGATAATACTTTGAACGCTTTCAAGTTATAAGTGTAACCACCGTGCATAAACTTCTCAGCTTGTAAATCAATCTCACGACCATTAACGCTTAACACACCAGAGTTGATACCTGATTTGTAGAAACCGTTATTAGCTGTTGTTTGAGATGTGTAACCAGCAGGAGGAGTAGCTGTATTTACATTAGAAGTAATAGTAGTTCCAGCACTTGGTAAGTTTTTCAAGAAATCAGAAATAACTGCTACAGCTGGATTAGAACCTGCGATCATATATTCCATTGGAGCACGGACAGCAGTTAATTGAGCCTCTAAGTCAGATAAATCAGATAAAGTGAAAGTACCAGCAGTAGTAACTGAATCATTAATACCGTAGTTAGTGATGTAAGAATCCATACCACGAGTAGTTTGAACACCATAACCAGTTTCGCCTTGTAAGTAAGGAGGAGTTGCAGTTGCTGTTGGACCATCTACGTCAGCAAATAAAGTGTTTGAAACTTCACCTAACCACATAGCTAAAGAAATGTCACCACGGTGTTTTTGTAAACCTTGGATCATTTCATAAGGTAAGATGTATGGTTTGCCATTGAACTCTAACTCAATTTTAGAAGCGTTCTGAACGTCTGTAATTTTAATTGCATTACGGAAGATTTGAACACGGTTTTGTAAAGAGTTAACTGACCAACGGCGAGTACCTGGCTCAACTGAACCCTCTTCTTGTGCATTAGAGAAAGCAGATAATTTAACACCATTCATTGCAGCTAAAGAAGCAGCTAAAGCTGTACCAGAAACTGATTGAACTTTAATGATAGCCGCAGATTGTTTTTCTTGAACACGACCTACTGCACCGCTAGGGAATTTTAACAAATCACCAACTAAAACGAAGTTGTAATCAGCAGTAGATAAAGGAATCAAAGGAATAGTTGTAGTTCCAGTTGGAACGCCAGCTACTGTTAACAATTTGTAAAGATTGTCATTGTAGAATGAAGTATAGAAAGGAACCGCAGTTGCGTCTTTTTTTCCTGCCATATACATAAAATCTAACCACTCAGCATCGTCTTGGATGTCGATAAGTTGGTTATAAATCTCTCTTTGGTCTAAGAGAGCCACCGCTGATGCGGTATACTTGTTGGTAGCACCTGCTACACCATTGCCGTAAGTAAACGCCATTTTGTTTTAATTTAAAAGTTTTAAAAAATTGTTTTTATATTTTAACCACCGAATGGTTTACCATCGATAGCTTTTATCACGAATCCAGAACCTCTTGATGGAGTTTGAACAACATCCTCCGCCTTAGTGTTTTTAAGCTCATTAAATAATCTTTTCTCTCCTAGGGATTTACCATAATTGATTAAAGACTTTTCTACAGCAGTTGGGTTGTTTGCATATGTCCAAGCTTTCATCCATTTCTTCATATCCAATTGACCGTCTTGGCCAACGAATTTTTGAAAGAATTTGTTTTGGTCTAATGTTTCACCCAAGAAGTCAGCGTTTTTGTCTACTTCAAAATTCATTCTGTTCTCACCGTCTCCAAATTCTACAAGCCTGCTCGTCTCGAATTGCTTGAAGTCTGGTAGTGAAGTTAAATGATTCTTGAAGCTTTCTACTTGTTGCTGAATTGCCTCCTGTTGAGCTTTCAACTGTGCTTCAAATTTTGACGCTTCGTTTTCAAAAGATTTAGGTTTGTATTGAGCTTGTTCGGCTTTTAATCCCTCTCGGATTTTGTCTGCCTCTAGCTTCATCATCAAACGTGCAACTTTATCATCGTCTTCGTCACCTGTTATTCCATACTCTTTCTGTAGAGTCTTCTGTAATATCAGATTCTTTTCTTCCTCACCTAAACTTGGATACTTAGAATCGATCTGAGTTTTAATGATCTCTTCGTCTGTATACAAGTCATAGTTTGTATTCGTCTTAATTAAGAACTCGTCAAGCTGGTTAGTTTTATAAGCATCGATTAATTGCTTTGCATAATCGTCTTCTTGTAAACCTAATTTTTCCCAAGGGTCAAAAACAATTGGTTCTTGAGTAGCTTGTTCTTGTGAAGATACTACGCTTTCTGTTGTATCTTCTGCTCTATAAACTGGAACTTCAGGTGTTTCAGCCATTGCATTTTCTGCAACAGTTGAAGTTTCTTCTACCTTTGTTTCAGTAGGTGCTTCCTCAAATTGATTTATAGGTTGGTTGTATTGAACCCCTGCACTTGAGTGCTCACCTTTTATTATCCATTTTCCTTCTCCTGCAAATGGATTCTCTTGTGGAGCTTCCGCTTGTGGAGCTTGTGCTTCTGCAACTGGAGCAGTTTGTTCAACTACTTGTTCAGCTACTTGTGCTGTTTCTTGTGTGTTTTCCATTTGTGTCTGTGTTTATGTTATGAATATATTACGCACCTTGTTGATTCTGAAACGCTAACATATCTTGCATTTGCTGTTGTTCCTCACTCATTTGCGCTCCTTGTTCTTCTTGTGCACCTGCCATTTCCTCTTGCATACCTTGTTCTTCTTGCATTGGATTAGCAGCATTCATTTGCTCGTTCATTCCCTGTTGCATCATATCTGCACCTTGAGCAGCTGGCTGTTGTTTAGAAGCTGAACCCAAGAAAGAGAAACCGCTTGGCTCTTGAATAGGTAATGGTTGACCACCTGCAGTCTCTGGAGCAACTCTAGATTCTAATTCTGCTGGAACATCAATCTCACCCATCTCTTCCATCCTGTCGTCTTGCAACAATTTAGTTTTATTATCTCTAATATTAGCAGCATCTCTTTCTTTTGCTTGAACAAATGAAGACTCAACTCTACCAGTTGCAGAAATTCTTTCTCTTTCTAAATCAAACTGACCACGTAATTCAATTAGTCTACCTTCCATCTCAGCCTTAACCTTTTCAAGTTCTGACTTCATTTGATATTCCATTTGCATTGTTTGTTGCTTAGCTTGCTCGGCAACCATAGCAGATTGTTGTTGGATCTGACCATTCATTTGCTGAGCTTCCATAGCCTCTCTCTGCTTCTTCTCTCCATTCTTCTTAACTTTATAAGCCAAGAATAACTCTGCTTGTTTAATGTTCTGGATGTTATTTAAACGGATAACATCATCAATATTAATTTGACCAGATTGTAAAGCAACTTTAACTAATTCATCTAACTTGGCTTTTTCTTCTGCCGTAGGTTTATCTACAATAGAAATGCCATATGTATACTTAGAAATTTCTTGAGATCGTTTTAATAATTCTACAGTTCCTAAACCTAATGAATTATCGTATGCTTCTCCTCCACCTCTTTTAATAACATCTTGTACACGAATAACAACTGCTTCAGATAACGATTGAGCAAGTGATCTATCTGCATAACTAATATCGCTTAACGCATTGTTAGTTCCAGATGCAGCTAATTGAGCAACCGTAGTTAAGAACTTAGGATTAGGAGTTGATCCATCTGTAAGTTCATTTAAACCTAGAGTCTGACGAATCATATCTAAGTTGTTGTTGATCATATTCCAATACTCACCAATAGCATTACCTACACCACCTTCTAATTGGTTAATAGCTGGAGGAACAGGCTTTCCGTCTGCTGCTACTGAACGACTAACCAACACACCTCTTTGTAAATATAAATCAATAATATCAGATGGACTCATTGCTTTACCGCCACCAGACAAACTGATTTCTTCTAATGCTGCAAGGTTAATATTAAAACCACGTGGAACAGCAGTATTTAATTCGTGTTGTAATCTGTAATATGCTAATTGAATAGAGTCAGCATAAGGAATAATTGCTTCCATACGGCTGAACGTCTTCATATCAAAAAAGTCAACTGGAGCGATATGGAAACTAGATTTAGCACGAGCTATGTTAATAGGATCACGCTTAATGTTCCATTGCTTACCGTAGTCAAAACAAATGTTTGTACCTACAATCCATTTAACTCTATATACACCTACAACTTGTTTTCTTTTAAACTTTTGTTTCTTATTATTAGTATCTTCAAATCCTGCTCTTCCAAATATAGTATTACCTCTTCTGTCAACTCTTTCTTCTCTAACTAAATCGTCAGTAGATAGAATCTCAAGATCTAATACTTGAACCTTTCCTTTATTCCAAAAGTCATTATATGTTCCATAGTATGCATTACCTACTGGCATATTACCACGCCATTGATTAGCGTTAGCATATTTGTAAATAAACTCAACATCTTCTTTAGTTAATTCGCCATTACTCATTTGAATTAATTGAGCAACAGGAACCTCTAATACTTCACCTGCATATCTTAAATCTCTAAAGTCAGGGTATGTACAGAAGTTAGAAAGAAAACGTCTAGGGTCTACCCTTCTAAATCCAACCAATCCGTCTTGTTCGTAATCTTTAAATATAGCAACACCATAGTCAAAATGGTCTTGTAATTGTTGTCTGCGTTGTCCTTCGTAATCATTCTGATCAAACACTAACTCAACTACTAACTCAGCTTCCATAGATGTTTTATGACGCATACCTAATTCGGCAACTTCAATTCCATCTAAATCATCTGGCTCTCCAGGGTTTGCCATAAGCGCTGGGCTTTCTGCAAGATCTGGTCTTCCTTGTTTTTTAAATTCTTCTCTTAGGATAGTTTTAGCTTTCATTTCAGCTACAAGCTTATCCTTTTCAGATTGAGCAAAAGGATCCACAGGATCTATTTGAATATCATAGTTTTGTTTCTCTAATAATCCTAAAGCAGTTCTTCTGAACTTAGGTATAATAGGCAATACAGACCAGTCAACAACAAGGTTATTGTTATTTGGATCTTGGTCTGGAGTTAATACTCTTTTGTATCTTTCTATAGATTGACGGCCTTGAGCGTATGTTTTAATCCACTCATATTTATCCCTAGATCTATAACCAATTGAACCGAATGGTGTATCTCCGTAAGAGTTAAATGCTGCTTGCGCAAATTGCATTAACCATTCTTTGCCTTCTTTTTCCTTTGGCGAAACGTCTTCGTTAGGGAATAAGGATCTTGCATTACTAATTATTTCTGCTGACATCTCGTCTATTTAATAGTTGTTTAGATAATACGCTTTAAAAACCGAACTTTTTGCCCAAAATATTGCTAGAACTCTTTCCCCTCAAGAAAGGTAGAACATTTAAAACGTCTATATCTTCCTTGTTTCCAACCTTTGGATTGTACTTATGGTTATTAATTAACATAAGTGCATAGCCTGCTGCCATAGCGCTATCCGACTTAGTAGTATCACCTGGGTCAAACTGTAGCCACTCCTCTATAAGTCCTTCATACCAAACATTGTTTATGTGGTCGTTTATGTACTGGTCCGTCAACTCAGCCATATAAGTTGTTGTCTTAAGCGTAGCTGATAGGCCCCTAGTTGTTTTGTCAGGAGGCATAAAGCAGAAATCTGCACAGCCTTTCTCCTCTAGGTAATAAATGATACCTGGTTTATTGTTCTCTATAAGCGCATTACAGCCGTAAAAGCACAAAGCCATACGTACATCCTCATAAAAGGTTTCAGGAGAATCTGGACGATTACAATAGTAAAGAACAGGACTCATATCGTACTCTGTAGGAGACAATGGATTAGACTTTTTAAATATAACCATAGCCCCATTAGAAGCTCTTGACTCGTGAGACTTACTTACCGTCTGGTGAGAGAATGGATCGACTCCAGCTGCATACATAGAACTATTCGTTGGCTTAATTACGCTTCCTTTCTTTTCAAATGCATTTGGCTTAGCTGGCATCTCCGCAATCAAGAATCTTCCGTTCACACTTTCTTTAAACTCAATCTCCGTATCTCTAACCCCATCTTTCCATTGGAAGTTACCTTTCTTTAATCTTGACCTACTCCACTTTAGTATATCCAATCTGTCATTCAACAAAATGGGATTATACACGCAAACAGAACTATCAGATTGAAATGCTTCTTTCTCGTCCAATGGTTCCTTTCTTTTTGCAGAAGATAAAGCTCTAGGGTCTTCTTTTAAAGACTCCCTTTCTTCCAATATCTCTGCCCTTGCTAATTCTTTATTAGCCACACCATAGCGTGGATGGAGGTGTCTTGTTTCGTCTGCCGCAACAAAGAATCTAGCCAATCCACTCGCAGTCCTTTTGCCTTTCTTTTCGTATTGATTAGAGTTCTTCCATAGGTCTAACATCTGACTACCGCCAGCTTCCATCTCCTCTACAGTTGTAGTATGGAAAGACTTTCCGATTATCTTACCTTGGTCATCAAGCAAACAATACTTAACGACATTCCATCTGTCTCTAATGTCTAATAGCGTTACCTTACCGATCTCATCGTGTAGATAATATCCTAGTTTCTGTCCGTCATAAGCAGTAACACCAGAAGACCTGAAGTCAATTCCTGACATCAATTCTTCCTCATCTAACTCTAGTTTACCAGTAGAGAACTTAAGTCCTGTAGCTGGAACCTTTCCTGTTAATGGAACATCCGACAATGGCCTAAAAAAAGATGGTAGCTTTCTGTAAGCATTAATAACAGTTTTTCTAAATAATATTTTTGCATCCTCATCCGTTTTAGATTGGATACCTGCCCAGAAGTTCTCTGACCTTGATGCGGCCTCTAACGCAATACATCCTGCAGTAAATGACTTACCAGATCTACGTTTAGTTACATATACAATACCAAAGCTTTCTGGATCTTCTACATTGTAATCCCAAAAGTAAAACAATTCCCTATCCTTATCTCTATATCTAGGAAGACCAACGTCCATATGATAGCAAGACAAATAATACCAATGCACACCTGTAATATATACAGGCTCTCCGTTATTACTAAACCAATGTCCACTTAGTCTTCTAATCCAACAATATCTTTTAAAGTCCTCTAACTCTGGATGGATATATTCAGGGTCTTTCTTTTGTTTAATCTTTTCTTCTTGTTCCCACTTATGGTATTCTTGAAATCTAGGATCTGGCTCCCAATAGCATAGCTCCATTTTTGTAGATCTGCGCTCAATACCAAAGTATTCCCACTTAGAAGTGAAAGGATTATACAACCATCCCTTTGCAGGAACATTGCATTTTAATCCAGCTACTTCCATTTCTGTAGATACCCAGCTTTGTTGCTTTATTGGTTTAAACATTTTTCTTTGTTATTTTAGACATAGCCTCTGGAGTAAACATAGTTTTTCTATTATGTTCCTCAATTAAGTCCTGATCGTTAGAGAATAGCTTACCATATAACTCATCAATAGAGTTACTCATATCAGCCATCTGATTAAGCATCTTGTTCTTTATCTCTACGGCTTTTAATATATCAATTTCTTTTCCATTCTCGGCATCCTCAATACGCTTTGCTACACGCTCTGCATACTCTGTAAATGTAGACTCTAAGCTACATATCAAAGTCCAAGTTCTAGACTTAACTACCTTAGTTAAAAAAGAAACGGCAAGCTCGTAACTAGGATCTTTTGTTGTCTCAGTTTCAAGTCTTGCCCATTCTTTTCTTTTATTTATGTCTGAGAAGTCTCTTACGGCAGGGGAATTAAAGTCATAAACCCAAGAGAGAAATGCTATCTGCTGTGTTATGTGTTTGGTGTCTGTGTTTCCAATAACTTCTTTGAGCCTTGGGTATTCAGATAGCACATCTCCGCAATATGGATTGATAATCATTTTGGCTACCTGTGGTTGTGCGTATTTACTCGTAGCCATAAATCCTATCTTTCTTTAGTATTACAAATTCTGTGCCATCTTTAAATGTATACACAGATCGGTACATTTCATCAAATAAAACTGTACTGTTGACAGGAGCATCTATATCTCCTGACAAAAACGTACACTTTCCTTGTTTGTACTTTGTAGTAATTGTATCTGGTATTATTATTAAACTTGACTTTATTTCATTCTCTGGGATAGCCTTAAGTAAAAGCCAATCGCCCACTGCTTGCCACTCTCCATCAACTTTACGAGCCATAACAAAGCCCTCGTCACAAAGCCACACAAGCTTGTCATCAATGTTGAAAACACGATTAAATTTACGGTCCCCATTATCATCAACAAAGTAATCAGCAGCCATATGGTAGCTAATAGCAATTTCATCATCTTGATTTACATTTAGTTTGCACCTTCCACCTATAGAGTACACTCTTGCGTTAACTTGGGCGTGCTGCTCAGGTTCAAATGAAGGATCAATAAATAAGGTAACACCGTTATCTGTAGTAACGGTTGATTGCAAAATTTCTGGTATCTCAACAAATAGTTGACTACCAGGAGGCATAGATCTTTTATTCATTGTGTGTTTGTGTTTTGTGTTATACGCAAAGATACGGAATTATCCGCAACTTATACTATTTATTTTCTGCCTTGACCTCTATATGCTTTTGGTCTAGGCGTGTGTTTATTGTAAGACTTTTTAGCCTTTCCTTTCTTTCTTGGTCCAAACGTAACCTTGCTTGGATTAGATACTTGCTTTGCCATTGTTAAATCTTAATGTATTATTTGTAGTAATTTTAATGTCATTTGAATCGTAATGACGAACTCTTCCATCGTCCTTATTGGCCACAACCCATACCGTATTTTGATGTATCCCATAGTCTATAATTAATATTGCTACACCTTCTCCGTGGGGAGTATCAACCCATATTGTAGATTGAAACTCGTGGATCGCTGTCATTATCTCACCACTTGATTTTATTGGCCCACCAAGCAGCACTCATTTTACCCTTAGCAATATTCTTAGCGTGACGAGCTTTAAATGAAGCCTTTCTTGCTTTTTCAGAAGCAGACTTAGGATTCTTTCCAGCACCCTTAACGCCTTGTTGACCAAAACGAATAAGTTTTACCTTGTCTCCTTCCTTAGCAAGAACAGCGTGACTCTTCTTTGGATTGCCAGGAGTACGTTTAGGTTTGTTGTAACCAGCAAAAGTTTCTTTACCTTTCTTTATCATCACATACGTTTTTTCGCAACTTTAGACTGAACTTTTGTCTTTACTTTATTAGGAAGCTTCTTTCCTTTTGGAGTTTCTTTTTCCCAGCGTGCAGCCATCTTAGGATCGGTTGCGTACATAAAACCTCTTTGCGATTGGCTCTTAAATGGACTCATTATTTTTTCTTTGTTTTAGCGTTAATCTTTTTAGCTGCAGCTACTGCTTTCTTATAAGCAGGAGAACCTTTCTTTGCAGGCTTTTCTCCTCTAGCTCTTTTAGCTCTTATGTTTTCCCAAAGACCTGGTAGTTTTGCTTTCATATTAATATCTATCTAAAATGTATTTTCTTCTTATATATTTCGCCCTTCTCATTAAAGCGCTATCGACAGAGCTACTTATATCCTCAAATGCTTTTCTTAAACCTTCGTTATATCCAAACAATTGGTTATTAGCCGTAATAGCAATTTCCAATCTTTCTTTTAAACTATCAATTACAGCTTTATTCCCAACTTTACTAAGTAAGAAGAGACTATCGATTTTAGCTTTTTGATTATTAATTGTTTCATTGTAGTTAAAGAATTTAGTGTTAATATCATCTGCCTGACTCTTCAGTAATAATACAACCGTATCGTTATTAATTATTTTTGTCTTTGGATACGATTGGCTTAAGCTCGAAAGGCTCACCAGCAACATCGTCACCATCACCGTTAATCTTTTCATTTAATTTAGTATTTTCTTGTTTAAGTTCAGTTACTACTTCTTTAAAGCTATCACAAGCTTTCTCTGCCTGCTTGAGCTCACCAACACGCTTCTCAATAAATGCGCTATTCTTTTTAACCGTTACAGTAACCATTGAATCTATATTGATAGAATGCCACCCTTTAACTGGGTGAGGCCTAATAGCTTTCTGGGCTGTTATAGAGGTTAACATAATTAATATTAACCCAAGTATCGTTAGGATAATTACTACCCCTGCTTTATTTGGTTGCATTTAATTTAATTTTATATATGACCACATAAATCCTCCAGCTGTTTTATATAATTTTACTTTTCTACAGCATTTAGATATGTGAGAATGATTTATACCAGTTTCTCTTTCTGCCTCCATTGTTGAGCCATATCTTTTAATAAAAGTTTTTCCATTTTTTTCATACTGAAAAACTTCTAAAGAACTTGGGTTTTCATCACCAAATTTGCCATAATAAAATGACGATTTGCTTTTACCATACATAGGATTTTTTTCTCCTGAAATTAAATACCCTTTGTTATAGTAATGGTGATTTTTTCCACTTTTTTTTTCTATAAATTCTTTACTTCTTTTTAATCCCAATATTCCTTCTCCTCCATCAGTTAAATTACTTAATATCCCAGTGCCATTATCTATTCTGCCATACAAACCTATAAATTCTTTTTCTTTTTCACAAGCTTGTTCCCAAGTTAAACTGTCAAATAATATTTCAACTTCATAACTAGTTTTTTCAACTATTTTATTCCATATGTTATTTCTTGTAGTTTTTCTATTTGCTCGTTTATAATATTTATCGCTACCAATACCTATATAGAATGGTTCATTTTTATCTAACCTAATATGTCTATAAACGTATGGCATTTTATTTTGTAGCTTGGATTATGGCTTGTTGTGCAATGATGTTATAAATAATTGAATCCTTCTTGTCTACTGTCTTTTGAAGACTACGGTTATCTTCAATACAGTTGTCTAATCCTTTAGTTGAACCAGTCTTCATATCTTTGTATACATAGATAATACCAAATACACAAAGGAAAGCTACCGCTGCAATAGGGTACTTTCTGAACTGGTTAAAACTAACAGGTAACTTAACAGCACCTGTTGCTGCTTCTGTTACTTTCTTTGTAGCTGTTCTTTTAGTTGCTGGTTTTTTCGCTGTTGTCATTACTATTTTTTTTACCAAAATATCCATCAATAGCTTTCTCTACTACTTTCAACCCAAGCAATGCAGCAATCAATATTGTTACTGAATATACTAAAGCTTCAGAAGGAGCTACGTGAGCTTCGCTAAATGAGTTATGATATAGGGTTACTCCTAATAAGATACCCAAGAATAAAGCAATTAAACGCTTCATAGAAGGAGCGTCTGGTTTATCTAAAAAGAAACCTGCAATAAATGATATTAGTTTTTTCATAAGTTTAAGTTTTAAAAAGGGGGAACTTAATCCCCCTTATAATTACTCAGCTTCTACTACTTCAGCTTCTTTTGCTTGAGACTTAATAGCCTCGTTTAAGAAGTTTACGATTGGAGCACCATACTTCATTGGTAGCTCTTGTAAGAAAGCGTCTAAAGCTTTTAATTGTTCTTCATTCAATGTTACTTGTTTCATTGTGTTTTGTGTTTTATTGTTATAAATTATACTACGCTTATTTTATTTAATACTACTTCTGCTTTTACCCAACAAGGAGCTGAACCACCAACGTGTGGATGAACTTCTATTAAAAATCCATTTGTAGTTGTAGAATAAACAACATTAACTTGAGCTGTATTATCATTTGTTACGTTTTTTACAGCTGATATTCTCATTACATTGGTTAAATTATCATTTGAAACCATAAATGTATCATATATAAACCAATTACCTCCTGTTCCAAAGTCATTCTCTCCAATATAAGAAACTATTTTTACTTCAACTAAGCAGTTAGAACCTTGAGGCACTATTATTGTCGCAGAACCTAAAGTATCATATAATAATTGATTTGCATCTGGGTCACTATAATATCTAAATAGTTGTTTTTGTTCTATTTGAACTTGACCTGGAGTTGTTCCATAACTCATATTATAATAACCAAATACATTAGAAAAGTTATTTTTTGCTAATGCTTTTTGACCATAAATATTAACAGAGGTTGTTTTTGCAATTGGCAATGAATGTTCTGCTTGAACAAGAGTTCCATTATTATCATAAAAATCACCTCCAAAAATATTAATACAACTACATTGGTTTTCAATAAATACACCACTTGCATTTAAAATAAATAGATTATTACTTTCAGTTCCAATATCCGTATTTGATGTGTTAAAAATAATTACATTTGCTTTTAATACAGTTAAATCTGGTGTATAAAATTTAAATAAATTATCACCAAAAATATTAGTTGCTCCAAAAACAAAACAATTTGAAATTTCTTGTTTATTACTATAAATAACATTTAAACCAACATCAAATAGTGAACCATTATTTATAAATATAGAATCAAGTAAAGAAATACTTTGTGTATCTACACCAGAAGTATCATTAATAAAACAATTGTTTGCTAATGGGTAATTCCCAAGACTACTGTTAGTTAAAGTCCAATTAAAATTACCTATTATTGTATTATTTAATACAGCTCCACTTAAGTTATCTATAGTATAATTACCATCAAATTCTCCCAATGCTATATTTTGATTAAGCATTACCTTCAACTCTCTATTGAAAGTTTGGACCTTAGCAATACTATTATTAACATCAATATATAAATAAGTTGGATTAACAGAACCAGTGTAATCTCCAAATTGAAATATACTATTTGCAAAATCCATTTGCAAACCAGCACCAGTTGTTACTATTTTATCTCCAGATAATTGCAAAGGAGTATCATTACCTAACCCATCAGATATAGTAATAAGGGTTGTAGGGTCTAAGCTACCATTAGTACCAATTTTTAATAGGGCTTGGTACGAGTCTTTAATTTTATTTCCAGTTAATGCACTTGACATCTTATAATATTTTATTTAGTTAATCTTCCCAATTATTTGAATCATTCTCCCAATTAAGAGATACTAAGTTCCAAATGTTAGTTGTTAATGTAGCAGCAGCATCAGCTATGTCTACAATTGTATTCCAGATTATGTTTACCATAAACCCATAATGTTTGAAGCTGTTGAAGTAGAACTTACTTGCTTTACTTGGATAGGTAAGAATGTACCTGCCTTAACACCATTAAAGGTAACCAATGTGTTGGTAGTATCTTGAGCCATAACAACAATTAAGTTACCATCTCCACCTATATAAATACCACCACAGTATCCTGCTGGATTTAAAGAAGGATTTATATTTGCATTGAACGCAACCTCTATAGCTGGATTAGTAACCGTAGTTACGAACAACTTAGCAACACCTGCTTGATAGTTTACGTCTTTTTGAAAAGAAGCCATTAGTTTTAAATTTTATACCTATATAATACGCACTTACTTTTTAATCCTACTACCATTGAAAACCATATTAGGATTCACATAGTATAAATTGGCTATCTCGGACTTGGCAATCACATTGGCCTCTATTAGCCCCTTTAAGGCCTTATAAAAGGTAGCCCTACTATTCCATCCTAAATCCTTACAAACCTCAATACAGCGCAAATATACGTAGCTATCCTTATATTCCAGATCATTCATTATGTATAGAGTCAGTTTTATGGTAGCCTGACAATTGGTCTTTAACATAAAATTGATCATCTCGTAGTATACCTTAACAAAGGGCAGGGAGTCTATAACCTTCTCCTCCCCTGCCTGGAGTACCTCAAATACCTCCCCCGTCTTAGGATCCAATAATTGGTTAACCATCTTCTTGGTTACTACCTTCCTTAAACCATTTAAAGGGATTATGCTTTTTCTCTTATCCATAAGTATAATTGTTTATCAAAGGTACGTGTATATTCTGAGAATACAAAAAATATTATTCTGATGATACAACACCTATTGATAATCAATGCACTTACAACGCCTTCCTTCTTATATAATAAGAGAGGGGCTATATATATACTATATATTACTGGTGTAAATTAACCAATTAGTAAGCCCCCTCAAGGGGCGAAGTCAAAGGCCGACCCTGTAAAAACTGGGATATAGTGTATTTTTGGGGTACCATATATATATTGACTTAGGACACAGTGTCTTGATGGGGTTATATACTATATACGAGGACTCACACGCCTAAGGGGAACTCGCTCCTCTCAAGTGGGTAGGTATGACTATATGAATATTTTTTTACTATGGGATTACACGCGCTACTTGAAGTACTACTTTAGGTACACTATAAAGGTTACTTGAAGCTTTACTTTAAGTCCTTACTTTGCATATGGATATAGTATTACTTTTATGTATGGGGAACTTTTATTTTTCTTTGTATATTGTTTTTGTTTTGGGATACATACAAAAAAGGGGATAGCCTCCTGATTCTTTTCTTCTTCTTTTCTTCTTTATTACTTTTACCCACATATACCCACTTTGCCCCACTATTACTATATGTATGCTATAGTTTATGTATAGGTAAATTAGCTGTATGTATTGGTATTGCTGTATTCTACCTATTCTATATTACTTTTGTTCGCCTTTTGATATGGTATTTTTCTTTAATATATACCCTATATTCAAATTATTTTACCCTATCTGAAAAATATTTTTAATTATTTGCCTGTATTAAAATAGTTGATTCTATTGGGATTGATTGCCATTATAAATTTTATCTATAATTGCTATAGAAAATAAGTATTGAAAAAATTTGGAAAATGATTTTTGCCGTTGTATGTTTGCATTATCAAATTAATCATTAACAATTTAAATCTTTAAACACTATGAAAAACAAAAGACAATTATTCGAACATTCACTTCTTAATTATCAAAGGATAGCAGATGAAATTCTAGGCATCACTGACAATTTTTGGGACGCTATGCATTACGACATAGAAGGATATTATGGTGCGGCAATTGAAGAAGGCATAGAATACATTGATATCGAAGTACTAGAAAAACAAGTTAATACTGCCGAATCATTACTTAGCGCATTGAAAAATTTAAATTACATTTACGGATAAACTAAAACTAAACAATATGAAAAAAATTCTATTAGCAATTGCAGTAATCATTACAATATACCTTCTAGGTAATGATATCGACAAACAATTAGCATCAGACGGCAATCAATCACCTGTAACTTTAACTAAATAAATTAACTTTAAAAATCTAAAAAACTATGAAACAATTTACAATTAACATCGGCCTACACAATAATCCTTTTGCTGTTATCAGGGAAGACGGCAAGTATTCTATGGTGCAAAAAAACATACAGCGCCTGTTGAATCTAGCATTTGAACATTCATCTGATTTTTATCGAATAGAAACAGGCAAATGGGACGGAGCAGATGAACCAACATTTGTCGGATATGTAGAAGCAGACGAGTACACCATAGACGCTAAGGTGCAATTACTTTGTGATATAATGACTCAGCAATGTATACCATACCACTCAGAAGAGCAAAGCAACCTAGTTTATCAAACAGGTTGGAACGAATCTAAATTTGATTTTAACCCTAATTACTTTATCAAATAACTTTAACCCTTAAAACTTTAAACACTATGAAACAATTTGCTAGAAAATGTACTAAATGTAACAAAGGTATGAATGATGGATACCTAGTTAATGATGTTGAATACTATTGCTCAGATGAATGTCTTTACAGCGTATACTCTGAAGATGAATACGAAGATTTATATATTGAAGACTCAGCATATTATACTGAGTGGAGCGAAGATGATATCGACCACGATGATGAGCCAATATACGAGAGCAATATACCTTCAACAATAAAGATAGATGTATACTACACAAGTGACGAGAACGGAGCAATAATATTTGACGAAGAGCAAATGAGACAAATGTTTGAAACTAAATTAAATAACCTTAAAAACTAAAAACTATGAAACCTCAACAAGTAACTAACTTAATTTTATTAGTAGCCGTAGCTATTACCTTTTATTTCATTGGCTCATCTGAAGATAAACAACTAGCCTCTGATGTCAATCAGAAGCCTGTAGTATTATTCAATATGTCGGAAGAAGAGCGTGACTACAACCTAGAGGTTGATGCCGTAAGAAATGACACCATATTCGTTTCACCTAAAGAGATTAAATAAACCACTATGAAAACAAGAATCGAAATTACAAGTCATTACGGCTTCGACCACAATTGGACATTGATATGTGAAACCTCAAAAGTAACTAGAAGTTTCTATCTAGGGCAAGATGTAAAGTTTTGCCATAGAGTTCTAGGGTTAACGCCTAGAGATGTAGTAGAAGCCATAGGCACTAAAGAGATAACGACTAAAGAGGGCAACCTAAAGCTAGCTAAGTTTATATGTAAGCAAATAGGCTTAGACGGACGCTCTATGCATAAGCTACAAGATTGGGTATTATGCTCAGAATAAATAACCTCTATAACCATATAAATAAATTCAATTTGGATATTAATTTTAACTAACTAACTTTGCAATATCAAATAACCTTAAAAACTAAAAACTATGAATGACAATGCACTGACTAAGAAGTCAACAATTAAAATCAAGGAAACCTATTGCGGTCCAATTGTAAACACAGGAGTAAGAAACCTAGACGGCCCAATACAAGACAAAGAAAAATACTATAAGAAGCTAGAGAAACAAGGCTTTATTGTAGAGCGTACAAAGTACGGCGTATTTATTACTAACCCTAAAAACTTTTAACCAATGAAACAATTAATAACACTAACACTAATCGCAATTCTATTTGCATCTTGCACCACCACCAAGATTGGTTGGGGAACAGGAAACGGAATGAATGCTAACTGCTACAAAGCAAAACATAGAATGCCTAACTTAAATTAATTAACCTTAAAACTTAAACACTATGAAAACAATTTGGATTGATGAAGGTAGTAGCAATGGCACTACCTACTACGAAAATAAAAATGATGTCCTAGCGCACATTCGTTCTATTTTAAAAGAAGATAAAGATATGATGGACGCAAGAGGATATGCAAACATAAACAAAGTTTCTGAAGACGATTTGTTTGAGATTGCACATTATCATTATTCAATATCAGAAATGTAAAAACAATTAACTAACCTTAAAACTTTAAACACTATGAATTACTCACAATTTTTATTCAGCCAATTACTCAGAGACCTTTTAAAAACAAACCACCCTATCGAATACGATACACTATTCGAGGTTTCATCTAGAATATATAAAGATTACGATGAATCTAATTATAACGATTCAAATAAAGATGAATATTCTTGTATGGTTTCTTACATAGAAAACAATACCGAAAAACTATTAACTTACTTTAACTAACCTTAAAACTTTAAAAACTATGGAACACATATTTAGCATCAACGCAATTGAATTAGCATCTGAATTAGCAGATGAAAAAGTAAGAAACGAATTGTCTAACTACTTAAATACCTATACCTACACTGACGAGGCACAAGATTTGTTTAACGAATACTATGACGAATACCTAACCAAGATCGAAGAGACAAAGGCCACAAAGCAATTGACTATTCAAGTATACGGAGTACGCCTATCTGAAATGCCAAGAGAAGAAGCATTAAGGTTTCATCTTAACCTATCTGATGATGACTTTATGACCTCAGCAGAAGAGCAAGGCTATGTGTGGTCGCTAGAAGGATACACTAAGCAATATAATATGGATACCTTACCTAAAATTGACTTCATCAGATTCATTAACCTAACTGAAAAAATATAACTATGACTTTCTTACAACAAAGAGTATACGCAACACTATGCGCTAACCGATTAGAGCCGTTAGCCTACCACGACTTCCAATATCTAGCAATGGGATTACTAAGGGAATTGCAAGGCACAAATGACTATAGTAGTGTACATAAAACCATATGCGAAGCTGAGGAGCGAATGTACAAGATGCATAACTTCAAGCCATATGAAGAAACAGAGGTAAGCAACGATTCAATATTTCATTATCACATAATTAACTTTAACTTTTAACTTATGAAACTACATTTTAATATCGATGTTCACCCTTTCTATAGCGAGATTAGGTTTGAAGTTACCAACGGAGTAGACAAATTGGTCCACACTGATAAGTATACTAACGGAATAGAAGATTGGGGAAGCCTTATCTTTGATGGCAAGCAATACGATTGGAGTATATGTCACGCATATGGTCAAGATGTACAAGACCTAGTGAAACTATACGAGGTCGATGCTAATGATAACTTCAAGGTAGACTATACCAAGCCTTTGAAAAACAAATGGGTAAGAATATTTATTTAACTTTAAAAACTTTAAACTATGGGATTCTCAGTATTATATACAAGACAAAGAGAAAAAGAATTAGCACAGGGAACACAATTCGATTCAGACGGAAATGAATTAGTACAATGGCACGACATATTCGATTGGTACAACGGAGACGAGCAGGATAGTTTTGATAAGGCAACCAACAGAGGCGCTAATAGTCAATCAATGCTAGACCTTCAGAGGCAGTCGGATCGGATTGTAAAAGAAAAACAAATAGGAGGTATGTATTAATGGAAACTAGGCTAACAACAATACTAAGGATAACAACAGGTCTGCCATTCGTTTATGGTATGCACCTATGGAATATCGGATTAGCATTCGTACTAGGAATTGTAATGCACTACATAATTAAATTCTTTAAATTATATAACTTTTAATAACTTTAAACTATGAGCAGTAAAACTATTAAAGAGTGGTTCGAGCAACTACCTAAAGACATCAAAGCAGAGGCTATCTATTTGGCTACTGATTCTGGCACTTACGATTCAAGATTGAAAGAGCCGTCACTATCTGAGGCGCTATTGGTTGCATTCCCACACGACCACGAAGATGCCAAGACCGATTGGACAGGAGTATACCTTACATTAACCGCACTAAATAAATAAACTATGAGCAACGAACTAAACGACCTATACGACCTACCCGACCACCTGCGTCATCTTGCCTATTTTACTACGATTCTAGAGGCTTGTAACAAAGATTGGAGTAATACTATATCTAGCAAATTAGAGGAGCTGTATGAGGATACATTAAACCATTGCCTAAACAACGGAATTAAACTATCAATTGTATTCCCTCAGAAAGAATACACTAAACCAAACACTAATGAACAATAAGATAAATAGAAACAAGCAGTGCAACCATTGTGGTAATTACTTTGTAACTACAAACTACAAGATGAATACCTGCTCTAAGCATTGCCAAGATAGAGTAGAAAGCAATCTGCATTTTAAATACTACGAGATAGACCTACCTAGTTTAGACGGAGATATATTCGATAGCGATTCATTCCAATGGAACGACTACCCTAACCCTAAAAACCACCACAAGATAGGCGATGGCTATCAAATAGAAGAAATTAACCTAAGTAAATTAACCTATAAACGCTAAACTATGGAAGACAAACACTATGAAACTATGATTGCACCCACCACCTTCAACGAGTGGGACTTAGAAACCTTAAGAGTATTCGACCTAGAGGATAACCCAATGAAGAGATACGGAAGAGATTGCGAAACTGATTATTTAAGAACTAACCCATACACCAATGCGAAAAAAGAAAATGATATCAGTTAAGAGAGGAACCCACAGGATAAGCCCACAGGTCATAAAGAAAGTTATGTGTATGGCTAACAACCTAGATGAATCAATCTTTGATAACAAGACAAGGAAGAACGAGGTAATCTTTATTAAGCATACATATGTGTATCTGTGCCGTAAGTATAGTGGCTTGGGAGTAGTACCTTTAGGTAGGCTAATGCAGAAAGACCATACCACCATATCTTACATATTGGATAAGATAGAATTTCAGAATGGCAAAGATGATTACATAACCGAACTTATTACTAACTTTGAAAAAACAATGTTCCACAATGAGCAATTCAACTTCAGACAAACAACCAAAGAAGACAAGAAAGAAGAAAGTATCTTTACCCTCTAATGAGGAAATGGATAAGGCTAAGGAGATAACCAAAGTACAGAGGCTATCAATACCTACAGGCAATAAGCTTTGGGAGGTAGACCTCAAGACGCAGGAGATCCGAGAGGCTGAGGTAACTATAGTCGAGGGCAACAAGTCAGCCTTTAAAAAGGAGAACTGCCTGTACATAGTGGCGCTCAACCCTAAGAATGTAATGCGTAAGCTATCTAACAAGCTTTCCGAGTACAAAAAGAGTCGTAATATATAGGTATGAAAAAGAAAACTAGAGCCGACTACTACAAGGAGAACCCTGAGTCATATGCTAAGAAAAAGAAATACGATTCTAAGCTAGGCAAGAGGGAAGACCTTAAGGACAAACGAGTTGAATTAAATACCTATAACCGAAAGAAAGGTGTATACGGCAATGGCGATGGCTTAGATGCAGTGCATAAGGGCAAGAAGATTGTAGGCTACGCTAAGGCTTCCAAGAACAGAGGCGATACCAACGATTCAGCAGGAGACAAACGAGCAAGAGGAAAGAAAAAGATGATAGTGCAAAAGAAAAGCCCAGTGAAGCTCAAAAAAAAATAAAAAAAAAGAGAAAAGTTCATATAACATTGATTATCTTTGTTATATAGTCAAGTGGCTGAATGGTGAGGCAGTTAACTCAATAAAACATTAGAAAAGAGGATTAATAATGATGCAGGTTCAAATCCTGTCTTGACTGCAACCAAGTTCATAGTTGGTTTAAGGTTTAAAAGTGAAATGCCCTCTCTGAAAAGGGAGGGTAATTTTACCAACTAGAGCGTATTATATTGATAGATTATTGATGGGACATATCAGTAGTTAATATAAAGAAATATTGAATGGCTTTTTGCTTGAAGGAGATGTCCCCTCCGATAGCGATTAGCCATTCTTGTTTTTAGACCTATCGTCCTATATGGTCTCTAATCTTTGGGATACTCTCAGCACGAGTCGGCAGATGTTCGGTGTTTTAATAGAGTATTCTGTCCACTACACAAGGTGAGCATCTTGTCTTTTTCTAAATTTTTGACTAAAGGGGGGTAGTGATTCGCAGGTATTCGCCTTTCATAACACACACATCAATAAAATTTATAAGCCCCCTTGTCTCAAGCCACACAAAGACGCCTATCTATAACAACCCAACGAAACCTATCATTGAATATGACGGCAATAAATAAATATAAAGATTTAACCAATAATAATATAACATTAATTAACTTTAACTAAAACTAAACAATTATGAAAAAACAATTAATTACTTTACTCTTGTTGCTTTCTAGCTATATTTCATATGGTCAGCAAGTAAATAGTTTCTGTTCTGTTGAAATTTGGAAATACAATGACTATACTGGTAAATTTTACCTTAGTAATACCACTACAAGTTATGGATATATGTTTACTAATGACGATGTAATTAAGATATATGTAGATGGTAAGTTGTATTTTGACTTTAATAAAGTTGATTTAGAAATATATTCTGAAAAGGTAATTGAAGGAGTAAGCATTGTAACACTTAGAAGTAAAGTTGATAAAACATTATATATACAAGCTAATAAATACTGGGTTGCAATAACAAAAGGAACTGATTATAAAATAATATTTAATACTTGCAAATAACTATGGAACAAACAACTTACAAAGGGTTCCCAGTAACCTTTAAATCTTATTACCAACCAAGTGAAAGAGATCTTGGCATAGAAGAACACTACATTATCGAGGAGATACTTATGTGTGGTATTGACCCTGAGGAACTACTCGGTGATGATGGAATGAAAGAACTTATTGATTACATTCACGAAGAACTAATAAACTAAATAACTATGGCCCTACCAAAGAAAGTACGCATATACTATGACAACATAGATAGCATCAAAAGAGAAATAAAAAGAGGTTGTAAGTTTGATGTGGTTCAAGAGAAGTACGCACTTGCATATGCTGATGAGAAAATAAAGGACGGATCTTGGAAATCTTATTGCATTCCTCAATTAATAAATTGGAAAATTACTAAACACTAATTAACTTTACACTATGAATAACAAAAACTTTTCTACAGCTGTCACAGCCATTATGATTATTATGGCTTTAATTGGTTATGTATTCACCTTAACATACTTTATGCTATGCCCTCAGTAAAAGACGAAGTACTAATAGCATTTATAAACGAATGCGAAAGAACAGACACCCTAGTTAATATGAGTAACTTTATCTATTGGCTATTTGAAAACTACAACCTAACTAAAAAATGAAATACCTAAAAGAACTTAAAGAACACCTAGAAACATTACAATACCAATGTGACGATACTGGTATGAGGATTGCTATTCATATGACTGAAGCAATGATAGAAAAGAAAGAATTTAACTCACTTAAAAACAAAATAAAAAGATTATGGAAGAAAAAACAATTGAACTAGACTTGGTTGAAGAATATCAAGCGTCACTTAACTTATTTAAGAATAATTTAAAAGAAAATGATTTCAAAGAATCAGATATAGAATTATTTGAAATGATATTTGAAATGGGTTACCAATCAGGAACCAAAGATGTTGTTGAAAAAATAAAAACTATAGCTAATGAATATGAAGCAACAGGTAAAGTTGGAGATAATCCATCTGCTCAAGATAGCTAATGTATCTAACGATGATATAGCTGATCGTATAGCAGAGCGCATATGCCAGATCGCAAAGGAACACTACGATCCAGAAGAAAGGGTGGTAGTAAAAGGCAGATGGTACGATAAAATAGTCCATAAATGGTTTGATAACGAATCTAAATTTTAACTATGGAAACATACATACAGATCCACGATGCCGAGATAGTAGACGGCAAGATAGTAGTCAATAAGGTAGTAATAGTTGACGAGAAAGGAAATATAATCCGAGAAGCTACAATGAACAATAACCTATTGGGTTTACTAAAGAGAATGATGACTAATACTAAATTTGATGGCGTAATAAAAATGTTTGAACAAGATAAACCAACACTAAATGATCTACTTAAATAAGCTCAGCTATGTAATCCAACTTCACGGATTAATCTACGACAGCTTCTACAAAGACAAAGACATAGACGCTAACTTCAGAGACGACCTTTCCACTAAGCAATTTATGAACCATAGAGATAAGGCTATGTACATTACTAACCAAGTAATAGATTCCATCTTTGATTTGGCTAAGATCAATAAGAAGATTAATCTATTTGAGGTAAAGAAAGAATCCGATGGTAAACCTATTGGGTTCCTAGTAGTGACGGACCAGCTACAACTTATCTATAGTTTTGGTATATTCCCAGAGTTCAGAAAGGAATACTCTAAGGCTTTTATGGATCTAATACTAAAGGCTTACCCTAACTACCAATTTGCATTATATAACAGAAATGAAAGGGCTATTCAATGGTTACAGAAGAACGGATACCTTATAGTTTTGGAAGACGAAGACCACGAGAGACGCAAATATTCAGTGTTTGAACACTTCCAAAGAGTTAACGATTTGTCAAGCGTATTATCATTATGATGGAAAATATACTCGTTCAGATTGCTGAAGTTATAATTAAGGTTATTAGCGACATTGACTTCGAACAAGGTCAAGGCTAAAATATTTTTAGGTATTTGATTAATTATTCAAATTAACATATACCTTTGTCAAAATTCCATCTATGCAAAATTATTATCGTTCCGAAATGGATCCGAAGAACTACTCAGTTTGTGAAGATCAATTAATCCATTGTGAATGCTTAGTGCAAGACAATGACACACTTCTTATGGCTGAGCAGTTAGGCATAGATATGGATGGTAAGCTATGGGTAGACATTACATTCGATCCTTCTGAGATCAAGATGTTAATGGTTGGCTCTGTGTTGACTCCAGACAACCCAAAGAAGAAGGCAGTAGCACTAACCTTGGTTTACTTTAAAGGTGAGTCTATGATGGACTGCATTGAGATTAATATCCCATATTCAATTATGAACGCACTTTGGCACGATTCCAGATCTAAACCTACCCACGCAATTTACAAATTAAAATAATGAGCTTCATTCAAAAACATTGGGAAGGGAAACCTAAGTTCTCCTCGTCTATCCTTATTGACGATGAGTCCCTATACCGTATGCTAAACGAGAAAGAGTTCAGCAAGTCTAAGTTGGTTATATCCAACGATGACTGCTTAAGAAACCTTTCAGAGTATAGACTTACAGGCGATGTTAAGTTCAGAAATAAAATAATAGATGGTAACCTTAGACTATTGCTATACCTAGCACTAAGATCATCGCAAGGCCAGTTCCCAGTATCTGACCTATTCCAAGAAGCCATCATTGGTTTCGCTGAAGGTATTGAAAAGTATGATGAGTTAAAAGCAAATGGGGCTAAGGTGTCCTCATATGCTTATTACTTCGCAAGAAAGTATGTTCTGGCATATATAGAAAGAAATCAGTCAATTGTTTTCTTTACCAGAAAGCCACTACGACTTAGGGCAAAAATCAAGAAGGGCCTCAAAGATGCGGTTAACGACCTCCAGATCGATGAGGCCTACATCCCTATAGAACTTATTGTAAATTCAAAGATGGAACGATCAGAGATGATAGGAGCCATAGAATTAAGCTATGATATTGTTAGCCTATCGGAAACACCAACCGATGGCGATGTATCCATAGGAGAAACCATAGGAGACAGGTCTGAACAAGTAAGTGCACTAGATAATAAAGCCGATTTAATGGCTATCCTAGAAGGTTTAAATACTCAAGCAAAGAGAATGATTCTAGCTAAGTTTGAGGTCTCTGACGAGGATTACAAGGATGTTTGCGCATACTATAACTTAACTACAAAGCAAGGCGATGCCTACGTTTCAGAATTAATTTCGCATTTAAGAAAAAATATTTTTTAAAAAAGTTTGAAAGTAATATAACAATCATTACTTTTGTAATATAATAAACATCCAACCTTATGAAAGACACACAAACAAAAAGCGTTTTCGAAACGCTATCTGCAATCAATTGCAACGATCACACAGAACAAAAGAATGGTTTAACCTATTTATCTTGGGCTTGGGCTTGGGGTATAGTTAAGTCTTACTATCCATCGGCTAACTACGAAGTGGTTAACTATGATGGAAAACCTTTTCTTAGCGATATGTTCTTAGGGTATTTAGTAACCACTAAAGTTACAATAGATGGCGAGACTATACCAATGTCTTTGCCAGTTATGAATGGAGCCAATAAGTCTCAAAAGCACGTTGAGTATACCTATAAAACTAAGTACGATGAAAAAACAGTAGAAGCTGCTACAATGTTTGACATCAACACAGCTATTATGAGATGCTTAACCAAGAACTTAGCAATGTTTGGATTAGGTCATTACATCTATGCAGGCGAAGACTTACCTAAGTCTGTAGAGACCAGATCTATATCTGAAGTTATGAAAGACTTTAAAACTAAGGCTTCATTGAAGCAGTGGTATGCTACATTAAATTCTGCTCAGCAGAAAGAAATCAAGGCTTCATTAACAGAGTACGCTGGTACTTTATCTGAATAAACTCTCTTTGGTTGGAAAGGCTTGGGGACTTAGTGCCCCTTGACTTCCGATCTCCTTTTAACCTTTTAAATTCAACCAAATGCAAATCGATCAAAGATTTATTGATTGGCTTAACGGCCCAGACTTCAGACTTTCATACTCTACACTTAAGAGTGTATTGAGTTCACCTGCTAACTTCTACTGTACTATTATGGAGAAGTTGACTAGAACCGAACAGGAACCTACACCTGCACAAAGATTCGGTACATTGATTCACACATTAGTATTGGAACCAGAAACATTTGAAGGTAAGTATGTTGTCGGTAAGAAGTTCGGTAGAACAAAAGCAGAGCAAGAAGAGAAAGCTTTGTTTGCTGAACAGAACGCTGGCAAGATTGTACTTACTGACGAAGAGTTTGCAAAGGCTCAAATGATATTATCATCTGGCTCAGACGAGTTAAACCAAATGAGAGAGCAACTCAGCTATGCTGAGTTAGTAATCCAAAAAGATATTGAGGACCTAAGATTCAAAACTATTATAGATGGTTTATCTTTGGATCACGGCACAATCTTTGAAGTTAAAACAACTTCAGATGTAGATGCTGATAAGTTATTGTCCTCGTTCTATAATTACAAGTACACTATGCAAGCTGCATTGTACAAGCGTATGGTTCGTGAGTTTCACGGAGTAGATCCAGTATTGGAATACGTAGTAGTACAAACGGTTGCGCCTTACAAAGTTTATATGTTACCTGCTGCAGACAGATACATTGCATACGGTGAGAAGCAATTAGCAGATGCTATTAGTGAATTTAAAATGGTTAGAGCGATGGGGAATTGGGGAGACGGATGGAACCTTAAGGCATTAGATTTGCCATCTTGGGCAGTAAAACAACAAGAAAGAAAAGATCTAGAATTTTAAGATGAATGAAAAGCAATTGATGGGTATATTGAAACAAACGATATACCCTGATCTTGACAAGGCAGAGGATCTAACATCTACATTTGATTGTATAAGTTTTATAAACTTAGAGATGATTGAACTCAAGTCAAGACAGACACACTACGATGATCTGGTTATTGAAAAGATGAAGTATGATTCACTGGTTGATAAGTCGAAGAAGATAGGTATGAAGCCAGTATACATATGCTCAACGCCAAATGGTATATGGAGGTTCAGAGTATGGACACTTGCAGAACCAATATGGGAAATGAAGTCGATGCCTAAGACCTCACAATTCAATAACAGAAACTGGGTACAAAAAGAAGTAGGGTTTATTAATATCGAGAAAGGAGAGGATATAACCTACATAATTGAAAAAGCTAACACTAAATCCTTTCGGTAATAGGTGAACCGAGGATATATTATGAGTACACAAGCTAAGTACGAACAACGTGAAGGTTCTGGAACCTTATTCGTAAATGACAAAAAAGGAAACGAGAAAGCGCCAGACTATTCTGGAACTGTCTTAATCAACGGAAAAGAAATGCGTATCGCTGGTTGGAAAAAACAAGCGAAGTCTGGATCTACCTTTCTTTCTATCCAAGTAAGTGAACAAATGGCTCCATCTGGAAAACCTGCAACGACCTCAAAATCAGCAGCTCCAGTATCAGATGATTTACCATTCTAATTGAGAATCAATAGTTTATGGGGAGTTAACGCTCCCCTTTAACTTTGAAAAGTAAGGCGTAGTATATTAAATCACTAAGAAAAAACAGAACGGCAAATGGATCAAGCATCACAAATTTTATCGGAAGTAACAGTCTTCCTTAAGTACGCTAAGTATTTACCAGAATCAAACAGAAGAGAGACGTGGGAAGAATTAGTCTCTAGAAATATGCTAATGCATATCAAAAAGTACCCACATCTAACCAACGAAATTATTGAAAACTACAAGTTTGTTTTCGACAAGAAAGTTCTTCCGTCAATGAGATCATTGCAGTTCGGAGGTAAACCAATCGAGATGTCTCCTAACAGAGTTTATAACTGTGCCTATGCACCTATAGACAATTGGAGAGTATTCTCAGAGATTATGTTCTTATTGCTAGGTGGAACAGGAGTAGGTTACTCAGTTCAGAAACACCACGTAGAACAACTACCAGAAATTAGAAAACCAAATCAATTAAGAAAGAAAAGATGGTTAGTAGCTGACTCAATCGAAGGATGGGCAGACGCTGTTAAGATCCTTATTAAGAGCTATTTCTTTGGAGGATTAAGTATTGACTTTGACTTCAGAGACATCCGCCCTAAAGGCGCAAGACTAATTACATCTGGCGGTAAAGCACCTGGTCCTCAACCATTAAAAGAATGTTTGGTTAAGATCGAAGGTATGCTATCTGCAAAAGTAGATGGCGAAAAACTTTCTCCAATTGAAGTACACGATATCGTATGCCATATTGCTGACGCTGTATTGGCTGGAGGTATCAGAAGAGCAGCATTGATTTCTTTATTCTCTGCTGACGATGACGAGATGATTGCTTGTAAGTCTGGCAACTGGTGGGAACTAAACCCTCAAAGAGGCCGTGCAAATAACTCAGCTGCATTGGTTAGAAGAAAGCTATCTAAAGATTTATTCTTTGACCTATGGGAAAGAATTAAAAATAGCGGATCTGGTGAGCCAGGTATCTACTTAACCCACGATAAAGATTGGGGTACTAATCCTTGTTGTGAGATCGCATTAAGACCTAATCAATTCTGTAATTTAACAGAGGTTAACGTATCTAATGTAGAGAATCAAGAAGACTTGAACCAACGTATGAAAGCTGCTGCATTCATCGGTACATTACAAGCTGGTTATACAGACTTCCATTACCTAAGAACCATATGGAAAAGAACAACCGAGAAGGATGCTTTAATTGGTGTATCAATGACAGGTATTGCATCTGGCGCTGTATTGAAATTAAATATGACTGAGGCTGCTGAGGTTGTTAAGTTGGAGAACGAAAGAGTTGCTAAGTCAATAGGTGTAAACAAAGCTGCTAGAACTACAACAGTTAAGCCTGCAGGTACAACATCTTTGACTTTAGGTACATCATCTGGCATCCACGCTTGGCACAACGATTACTATATCCGTAGAATACGAGTAGGTAAAAACGAAGCTATCTATTCTTACTTGGTTAACAACCACCCAGAGTTAATCGAAGACGAATACTTCAGACCACACGACACTGCTGTAATTAGCGTACCTCAAAAGGCTCCAGAAGGATCTATCGTAAGAACTGAAACTGCTTTAGATTTATTAGAGAGAGTTAAGTTGGTTACTGAGAAGTGGGTAAACCCTGGCCACAGAGATGGTGCTAATAGCCACAACGTAAGTGCTACGATTTCTTTAAGAGATAATGAATGGGAAGAAGTAGGTAATTGGATGTGGAAGAACAGAGAGTTCTACAATGGTTTATCAGTATTGCCTTTCGATGGTGGAAGTTACGTCCAAAGTCCTTTTGAGGATTGTACAAAAGAAAAGTATGAGGAGTTAATGAAGCACTTAGTAAGCGTAGACTTATCTAACATCATTGAATCAGATGACAACACAACACTAACAGATCAAGCAGCCTGTGCATCTGGAGCCTGTGAGGTTAAATAAATAATACAATATGAAAAGCATAAACGATATAGGAGTTAGATTTGGAATGCTTCTTGTTATTGAAGAGGTTAAGATTGATAAATCAAGTAGGAAGAGATATATATGCCTTTGTGAGTGTGGAAACACTCACGAGGCTCTTTCTTCTCACTTAAGAGCTGGAAGAATAACTCATTGTGGGTGCGAAAAATATAAAGGAGAAAAGCATACGCAATGGGGAGGAGTAGGTGAGATATCTGGTAACTTCTGGTACAACCATATAATAAGAAGTGCAAATGGATCTAAAAATGGAAATAGAGAAAGGAAATCAAAAGAGCTTACGATAGATATTGAATATGCTTGGAATTTATTTTTAAAACAAAACAGAAAATGTGCTCTATCTGGTATTGAATTAAACTTTCCAAAAGTACACAAAGATAAAAACTACAATGCATCTTTAGATAGAATAAATTCAAATATTGGATATGTAGAAGGAAATGTACAATGGGTTCACAAAGATGTGAATATGATGAAAAACAAGTATGATCAAAATTATTTTATAGAAATTTGTAAACTTATAACCAAACACAATGAAAATTAAATTTAAAAAACTACACCCAGAAGCTGTGATCCCCTCCTATCAAAAGGAGGGTGATGCTGGCCTTGACCTAACAGCAGTTGACTTTGAAGTTGACAAATATGGAAACGCAAGTTACGACACAGGACTTGCAATGGAAATTCCAGAAGGCTACGTTGGATTAATATTCCCTCGCTCATCAATCTGTAAGACAGACCTTTCTTTGGCTAACGCAGTAGGTGTTATTGATTCTAACTATAGAGGACCAGTAACATTTAAGTTTAAACCAACTGGTGCATTTAAGAAGGCAGAAGGAAACTACGAAACTGTTGCTTACAAGAAAGGAGACAGAGTAGGGCAATTGATTGTAATGCCTGTGCCTCATATCGAACCAATAGAAGTTAAAGAATTAACTGAAACATCTAGAGGAGAGCAAGGTTTCGGATCGTCAGGAAATTAAATTTTGTTTCTTATACAACAATCAGTAACTTTGTAATAACACAAACACTTATTTATTAGGGAGGCTTTTGTGGTCTCCCTTTTAAATTACAAACACACCAACCAAAAAATGTATAGAGAGTTCGTCACCCACAGTTTAACTAATCGGAACAACATCGTTCCAATAACCGAAATTAAAAATGAGCCAAGAGACTATGAAGCCTATGCGAGTCTTTTTCAGTATTCATCAGATATCTTTGACTACATTTCAGTTCAATCTGGTGTGTCAGGATACAATGGGAAATTGTATTCCAACAGCATATCGTTGGACATCGACAATGCCACCAATAAGTCTGAGGCAAGGAATAGCTTAATCAAATTGATTCGCCATATCAATAGAGAGTATGGCATTCACCCTGATGATCTAAAGATTTATTTCTCTGGATCTAAAGGTTACCACTTAGAGATACCAGAAGTTTCTGTAGGTGAGATTAAAGGTTCAGATAACTTGCATAACTACTGCAAAGACTTTGCAACTAAATTAAAACAAGACAGCGGAGTAGAAGACATAGACACCAAGATCTATGACGCTACTCGTATCTTCCGTTTACCCAACTCGTTAAACTCTAAGTCTAACCTATACAAGATTCCAGTTTCTTACCAAGAGATTATGGAACTATCTGACGATCAAGTTAGAGACTTAGCTAAGGAGCCAAGAAGTAATTGGAAGCCTCCTACTGGATATAACCCTAAGTATAACCATAAGTTGTCTGACCTATGGAATAGCATTACTTCAAGAGAGGTAGTTGTTTCTTTAGGTGTAGAGAACTTAGAAGGATTCTTTGCTCCTGCTATGGAAGGTAATAGAAATACCCAATACTACAAGCAGGCGGTTATGCTATTGGAGAAAGGCCTATACCCAGAAGCTGTATACCAAATCATTCAGAATGCAAACGTAGCATCAGGTAATCCAATAGACGAAAGAGAGATTAAGACTATGATGCGCTCAGCATCTGACACCATAGCTAAAAAGAAAGTAGCTAGGAAGGCATCATTCAGACCATTGGTTGATTTCATTGAGGATTGGGAGAAAGAGCAAGTAGACGAGACGAGTCCTATATGGACAGGCTTTAAGGTTATTGATAACGACTTGAAAGGAAAGCTTAGAGGCAAGCTTGTCGTTGTTGCTGGTTACGCAGGTTCTAAGAAGTCTTTATTCTGTCAGCAAGTATTGTTGAAGAATATTAAAGAAGGAAAGCAAGTAGGATTGTATAGTTCTATGGAGATGAGTCCATCGTCTGTAGTAGATAGAACCATTAACCAATCATTCAACGGATCTTACAAAGGTTCAGTAAGTGAAGCGGTAAGAGAGGCTTATAAAATGGAGAAGCAAGGTGCTAGGGACTTTATCCAAAAGCATATTGTTGAGATGTATGGTAGCCGCCTTATGGTTTCTTCTGATGGTTCTATGAACTCGGACCACTATCGTCAAGCGCTATTGGATACAAGAGAAAGACTTGGCCGTGTAGATATCTTAGTTGTAGATGGGTTGTCAATGATGGAAGGTAGCGAGAGCGAGTTAGCCTCAGCTAATAAACATACTAAGGAATTAAAGGAACTTGCAATTGAGTTTAACATATCTGTATTCTTAATTGTTCACGCATCAAGAGGTGAGGCTTTGGACACAAGGGACTTGCGTAATAAGATTAGGGGTAGTGAGAAGGTTATTGACAATAGCGATGCCGCTATATACCTTTCTCAGATTGTAGACCCTGAGAAGTCTTTTGATAACTTGACCGAGTATAGAAAGGATGTTGGATATATCAGATGTTATAACAAGCGTGGATCTGGAAACTATACAAATGTAGTATATGACTTTGATGACAATACTTTGTTGATGTCTGAATCGTTTGAAGACCCTAGAACTGTAGAAGTAAAGACTAAAAGTTCTAACGGTGGCGATGGTTGGCTATAACAGCCGATTAAATGTCCAGTTTTTTTTCTAATTTACTGGACAAACTGAATGAATATTTTGGAAAAATTCAAGCACTTTTGGTATTTATAATGGAAAGAAATCACATTAAAGTATGAATAAATAATAACAAATGGAAAATTCTATCATAAATTTGTAGAAAATAATATTATAATATGATTTATTAACAGTTGCAAAAAATGCAACAGTTAAATAACTTGTCTTATAAATAACAAAATGCCAATTTTTGTACCCTATAAGGTAAATTATTGAGCGATAAATAAAATAATATGAGCGATAAAATGTGGACACAAACAACGACTAACGACACAATAAAGGAGGACTCTATCGTAGAGGCCATTAGAACCCAATTAAAGGATCGGTCAGATGTAGGCATACGAAAGTATAACACAACCCTAGATCGTACAGATTTGAGCCTATTAGATTGGTTAGAACACGCAAAACAAGAGGCTTTAGATTTTGCATTGTATTTGGAAAGAATCAAACGAGAAGTTAAGGAGAAAGGATTAGATGGCTAAGACTCACACAATAGACTTCGGCCCAGTACCTACAAAGGTAGCCATAAGTAAACGCAAGTATGCCTACGTAAGTTATAATACGATATACGGAGGGGCTCACTACTCGGTTAGAAAAAAAGTGGTTGACACTATGAAGGAATTTATATTTCCTTTATTCAAAGAATTACCCATAATAAAAAAACAAATATCTATAACTATAACTTACTATTCCAAGAGAACAACTTGGGATTTGGACAATCGATGTGGCTTGTGGTGTAAAGTAATCCTTGACACCTTAAAAACTAAATGGATACAAGAAGACAATGTTAAATATGTTCCTAAAATAAACTATGAATATATAAGAACAGACGACACAAATGATTATATAATACTTAAAATCAAAGAGTTATAATGGGAAAAGTTTATGTAGCAGACGTAATAGTGATCACCCCTGACAAACAGTCTAGGGTAATTCCTAGCGTAGTTATGGGGGAAGAAAGGCTTAACGATCCGTATACAAGGGGAAGGATAGTTGAAAAGCTATGTGATCGGAAGACCGCCAAGTTCCAAAAGTACAAGGAGGAATGCAAGATGTCGGTTGTTGAGGAGACTTTTAGGGAGGTGAATGGGCTATAACTTTCTTTGCACTATCATCTTTATTTCCTTTTAAAGCGTATTATATAAACAATATCAATCAAATTTATGGCAGGAGAATTATCACCAGAGCAAATCGCTAAAGGCTATTACACAGACATTTCTGGAATAGGAACCGCTCTAGACAAAGTTCAAGAGCAAGAGGCTCTAAGAGCTAAAGCTAAGCAGGCGCAACAAGATAAATTATATCAAGGCATTAAGGATGTTTCTAGTGCATTAGACAATAAATTTACAGCAACTGGAACAGCGGCTGACCCAATACTTTTATCTCAAATAAATCAGCTAAAGGGTGATCTTACGCAGGGTATTATGAATGGAAAAATTAGCCCAGCTTCTGCATATATGTTAGCAAGTACAAAGGTTGCAGATGTAAATAACTTAGCTGGAACTGTTTCTCAATTTAGAACAAATGTAGAGAAGAAAATTGCTGAGATAAAAAAGGATAGACCTGAGTTAAACCAAGAGTTATTGACTAACGATGTAATAAAACAAGGAATATTTGATCCTCAAACTGGACAAATAGTTACTCCTAATTCTAACTATGACTATGTATCTACGATTCTCGATCAAGACAGGACAGGTAGATATTCAGATAAAAACATAATACATAAACTTAGTGCTGAAGACTTTATCAAAGCTCCAGGATCTACTTTTACTTTAAATCTTGGTAATGGAATTGAATCTCAAGCTACTGTAAGGCCAGGTCAAAGAGTTGTAAGGAATGAACAAGGTGGTTTGGGTGTTGATTATGACAGACAAAGAGTTGGTGAATCAATACAAGAAACAACCGTTAAGGAGAAAGGAAAGCCAGTTAAAAGATCAGTAAATGTTGGCTTATTTGATGGTGCTACAGATGAATTAATTAGTTACTTTGAAGGAAACAGATTAGCAAAAAGAGGCGCATTAATTGAAATGGGAGAGATGGATGAGTATGCTGATAACAATCCAGAATATGGAAAAAAATGGAACCCCCTCAATGACCAAGAAAAATACAGGGTTGCTGCATTAAATTATGCTGTTAAACATTTTGGAACAGCTGGATCCAAAGTGGAAAGGCCAAGTGTTTCTGCACAAACGCAATTAGCAATGGAACAAGCAAGGTTAGCTAAGTCTTCATCTTCTGAATCTGGAGATAAGAAAAACGATTACAGCGGCCTTCTTGATGCAATAAAAATAACCACAGGTGTGGCAGACGCTTTTATAAACGCCCAGGCAACTAACATTGAATTTAAAGATTTGCAAACCAAAAACGGAAAGACGGTAGTAAATAGAAACATACCAGTTTTAGACTTAACTAATATGGTTAGCAAAGGTCTTGATAAGAATTTAGAAGATGGACACGGACATTTAATAAAAGTTTATTTTGATAAGATAGGAAACAAAGTCATCCTTAATTATAAAAATAAAACATCTCCAGAAGATACAGAGGGCGGCACAACTTATGAGACAAAAGAATTTGATGCTAGCAGTGAGAAAAAAATATTAGAAGCATTTGGCACTGTTGGACAATCAGTTGGCGTTTCTCCATCTAAACTCAGAAAACTAATTCAAGGAAAATAATATGCCTACAGGATTAAAAAAACTTCTTTTAGACAGAGCATCAAATCAAGATAAAAATGCATCTAGTTTAAAAGATATATATGGTCAAAGCAGCGAAAGCATTGCTCCTATTGCTCTTGGAACAGATAAGCTTTCTAGTGCTATTATATCTCAAAGACAAAAACAAGACGAAGAAGGAGCCAAAATAGAGTTTGGGTCATTAACATCTTCTGAAAAACAAAACAAAGCTCAATTATCAATAAATGAGTTGAAAAAAGTAATTCAAACTCAAGGATTAAAAGAGAAAGAAACAAACACAAGAACTGAAGATGCAATACTAAGAGCAAATGTAATAAATAAAATAAAAAATGCGTATCCTGACTTTACCGAAAGTGAAGTAAACAAATATGTAAATTCTTATCTTCCAGACGAAAAGAAAAAATATAATGAGTTTTTAAATCAAGAAACTGTAAAAGTAAAAAAGGAATTAGATCCTTATACCCTTTCTAGGCAATCTGGTGCATTTGGTCAACTAAGTGAAGTAGAGGCTCAAAGAAAAGGCGCTAATGAAAACATAGGAATGTTCCGAGTTGGCCCTAAAGAAACAAATGTTGGGGCATATTCTATTCCTGACAAGAAATTTGATTATAGCCAAATATATGACGTAGTTAACGGAAAGCCTCAATTCAATGAGAAGTTTCTTAATGAAGTTGCAAGACAAAGAGTTTTATCAAACTACCAAGTTCCTGCATCTGAAATAGCTAAGAATCTTGTAGAAGGAAAAATAAATAATTATAAGTACGGTTTTACAGACGCTCAAGAGCAATACAATAATTTTATTGATGAGGCTAATAAAAACGGAATACTAGGAAAGTCAACAATATTTGTAGACCAAGTAGGAAAGAAGGCGTTAAGTGCATTTCATACAATAGCAAGGTATGCAGAGGGATTGGCTGGAGAGGCTGGTCTTAGCGTTGACGGAATGCCTAGATCTATTATGGATGCGGCAGAGTATTCAAGAAAAGATAGACAAAAGGAAAAACAAATATATAACCCAGAGGTTCAAAAAGGTTTAGCAGCACAGCTAGGTGGTGCTATTGGTACTCAAATACCTATGATACTTGGAACCATTGCTACTGGCGGTGGATCAGCATTAGTTGAAGGTGAATTAGAAGCGGCTACTGCTTCTTTAGGAGGAATAAAAAGTGCTGTTGTAGGAACTGCAATGAGATCTGGTCTTGCTGAATCTGGAATAGGAAAATTTGGATTAGATGCAACAGCTAACGTACTAAGAGGATTAAATGCAGGATTAAAAGGTGCACAAAAAGTAGGACTAGGTGGAGTTGCTGACAACTTTATTACTACGTTCCCAACTTTCTTTCCAACAGTCCATTCATCTTACTACGAAGAATTATATAATAAAGGATATAGAGGTGAAGAGCTAGAGCAAAAAGCTTGGCAACGATCTTTAATATCTATGGCTACAGAATCACTGTATAACCCATTTCATAATATTGGCTCAATAGGACAAGGAAATGTAGTTGAGTCGGTGTTGAATGCTTCTAAGAAAAGCTGGCCAGACACTTTGTTAAAACTTGGAAAGGCAGCTGTTAAATCAGGCGCTCCAGAAGGTTTTGAAGAAGTTGTAAATAAAGTTGCTGATGACTGGCAAGACTATAATGATTACACATCAATAAACGGAAAGGATTCAGCTAAGTTTAATCTATCTCAATCCATTTTAAGCTCTGGAAACGACTTCTTAGTTGGATCGTTAGCTGGTGTTATTATGGGTGGACCAGTAGAAGCCCTTAATCTTATCCATAGACCAATGCAAGCAGATGCTTTGGATTTTGCTATGACTAATAAAGAGGAGTACAATAAAGCTTTAGAAGAGAGTGTAGCTAAAAAGAAAATAACTCCAGAGGTTGCTAAAACTCTTAAATCTTTTACTGAAACCTTATCTCCTTATTATGATAAAGCAAAAAACAAAGGTTTAACTGGTCCTGCTGCAGCACAATATGCAATTGAAAATGCAAGATTAAACGAAGCTGTAACTAATTTACAAAAGCCTACAACTAGCCCTTTAGAGTCAAAATACTTAACCAATGTAATAGGTAAGGCAAATACAAGTATAAAGGCTTTGGAAAACGGAGTGTTTACTGGCAATGCTTTAGTTGGTGCTGAAGAGATTGGAAGAATGGTTGAGTCTCAAACTCCATATGGAAAGTTAACTAAAGAGCAAGTAGATGCAATAGCATCAAACGGATTATATGAGGTTAAATCAATACCTATTGTATCTAACCCTAAGACTATTGCCCCTAAAAATGAAGATGGAACATTTGATAACACAATACCTTTCTTGGCTCAACAAATAAGAAACAAAGAGGTTGCCGTTGAAAATCCAAATGGTTTACTTCCTATACTTGATAGTAACGGAAGAATAATAGATGGAAAGAAAAGAATAGCAGCTGCTTTAGCTTTAGGACAAACAGAAATGGATGTTATGGTTCCTGTTGCTCCAGATAAAGTAAACTCAATAGTTGCAGATGCACTTAATACGTCTATAGGTACAACATTAGATCCAAATAAAATAAGTGATTTATCACCTGAAGATCAAATGATTGTAAAATCAATATCTAAAGAATTTGATAATTACAGAGAAATAGAGAGAGCAAAAGCTGAAGAGCAAGGTGATTTTGAATCTAACTTAAAAGGTTCAGCGTTCCCTATAGAGAATGTTGCCCAACAATTAAAGCCTATGTATTGGGCTATAAACCAATTGGTTTCAAATGGTATAGCTCCAGAGCAAATACCTAGCATAGTTTCTGCTATGACTGGTTCTGCTGTAACACCTGCAATGGTAGATGCTGTTATTAAGTCTCAAAATATAACACCAGCTGAAAGGCCTATTACTTCAACAGTTGCACCTACAGTTCCTGGAGTTGCTCCTGCAGAAGTTGCCACAGCAACAAGCGTAGCGGATCAAATTAGAAATCTAACTGCTCAATTAGATGAGGGCGGATTATCTAAAAGCGAAGCTAGAGAAGTTAAAAAACAAATAACAGAGCTTAAAAAATCCGATAAAATTAGTAACTTTACAAAAATAGTCAATGAGCTAGAAAGAAAAGGTATAGCCCAAAGACTTGATAAAAACTGTCCATAATGAAACCATTTAAACTAGAGGCTCCAGTAGTAAGCCTAATTGAAAAAACAATACTTGAAGAGTATAATGCTCAGTATTTTTACCAAGCAGCTGCTAACTGGTGTAATGAAATCGGCTATATGAATGCTGGTAAATTCTTTCAAGCAGAATCTAACGATGAGCTAACACACTCTCAAGGACTTCAAGAATACTTGGTTAGTTGGAATGTAGTTCCAATGTTGCCTAATATTCCTAAACCTCAATGTGAGTTTAAAACTCTTCCTGAAATTTTAGAGAATGCTTACAAAATGGAGTATGACTTATATGAAGTGTACGAAGAAATATCTAGCAAAATATTTAAAATGGAAGATATTTGTACTTTTGACTTCTTAAAAAAATACAGAGAGATCCAAAGACTTGCAGTTGCTGAATATAGCGACTTCTTAAATAAACTTGAGTTGATTGATGTAAACAATAAACTTAGTGTTTATCTATTTGAAAAAGAAGAGTTCGAAAACTAATTAATAATTTTTAACCATAATTATGGCTTGTAAATATTTTTACGACAACAAGGAGTACACCTTTGATGAATTTGCATCTTTACTTGAAAGCGGACTGGCTGACGAATTAGTAGCTAAGAATGTTCTTTCAAGTTCTGGTGTATATAATAAAAAAGCACCAGTAGATACTATGCCTGGAGCTATTACTATTAATGCAAGCAATGCGAATGTAAACGTAGGAAAGGGAGACAATGTAGTAAATCAAATTGTTAGACAATCTCAAAGAATGGTTAAAGCAATGACTAAGCTTGCTCCAAACCTTTCTTTTACTGTTCACGCAACTGAGGATTCTTGGAATCAACTTAGGGAGCAAATGCTCGCTAATGGAGTTGACATTACAGGTATGGATGGATTCTACGATCCTAATACAGATCAGATCCATTTAAATATACCTATGATGAAAAGATTAGGAAGATTAAATACTGCTTATCACGAAGGTTATCATCCATTGACAAATGCATTGTTCAATTCTAGACCAGATCTAAGAGATGCTATGCATAATCAAATGGAGATTATGTCTGAAGATAAAACATTGCCACAAGATTTTAGAGACCAAGTTAAGGAATGTTTAGCTTTTGGAAGAAGCTATGATACTGAAAAGTATGGTAAAGAGTCTCCATTAAACGAGGCTATAGTTGAGTTCCTTTCAAGAGTAAGTAACGGTCAAATTCAAATTGACGGTAAGAACAAAACAATGATGGATCACATCCGCATATTCTTAAACAACCTTGCTGGTATGTTTAATATAGGTGTGATGATGGGTAATAAAGAATACACACTTGACAACTTATTAGACTTTGCTAGAGCTATGGACTTTGCTATCAAGCAAGGCGTAGCTATAGAGTTTAATCCAAGAAATGTTCCTGTATTTAACTCTCAAGACAATATAGAGATTGAAAATGGAGATGTAATAACTTCTGGTTACTATCCTATGACAAAAGCAATACAGGCTTCTTTTACACCTTTAGATATTAATTGGGATTATGCAGAACTTCCTGGTAATATACAAATGGTTGTTCCTAGTAATAGAGAAAGCTTAGCTGATACTTTGAAAAAATCTGGCGGTGCTGCTGTATTTATAAACTCAGATGGAACAGGTGTTGGTGTTATGTCAGAAGATAAATATATTGATGGTGGTATATCATATACTTTTTTTAAAGATAATGTTGACAATAAAATAGGGTTTGCTGCATCTGACGATGCAAAAATACCTGCTTTTTACACAGCTGTTAAACACGCTGCAGAAGTTAGAGATAAAACAAACCCAGAGTTCAAGGGTTTGCCAGTAGCTGTATATGTTACTATTCAATCTGCCCCATCAACTATAGGTAATTATCACGGAGCTGAATTTGTTTTAGATAATATAAAAGAAGCTATAGACAAAAGAAAAATAAATTTAACTGAACTAAAGAAAGCTTTTGATTATTCTGGAAAGTCATCTTTAAATGCAGCTATAAAAGCACTAGAGAAAAAAGGCAGATCAAAAGAAAATGAAAAAACTAGATCATACAATAAATTTATTGCTGACTTAAAAAGTACTAAAGCTTCAGACTTGCTTGAAAAACTAGATTCGGATTTAAAGAACGGATCATTTAAATTTAGGTTAGATATTTTAGGTAACATTATACCAAATATAAATGTAAAATCAAAAACTGAAATAACTGATTTTCAAAATAAATTAAAAGATTTAAATATAGATTTACCTAGTTTTTATAATAAATATTTAGATAAAAATATTTTAAATTCATTAGAAGGTGATACTCCTGGATTAAAATTAATAGACAATGGGTTTATTATGACTGGGTTTTATGTTGATCCTTATATGACAGAAGGTGAATATATAAATAAATCTAAAGGTGAAAAGTTTAAACATAAACAATTTAATTCAGGCTTCCACGGAACTAATCCATTTGTATTAAATGGAAAATATTATGCTGATCCATTTTTTCAAGAAGCTAGATTTACAACTGACAAAGGTAAAGACATTCCTGTTAATGTATCATCTGCAGGCTCAATGTACCCAAGGACTTTTAGGTCAGGGGATTTTAATGAGATAATTGAGAGAGCTGAAAGATTAACAATTATGCCTTCTCTTGCTGGAGAGTTTGTAGATAAATTAAACGAAACTAAAGAGTCTGATCCGAAACAATATTGGTCAGTAGATACTGTTTCTTTAGAAGATGCTAAGCAAGGGACTGTTATTAAAACAGAAGCAGGTTACGGTTTTGTTTCTCAAAGCGGTGATATTAAAGGTGTATTTAAAGCTAATAAAGAAAGCTCTGAGAAAACAGGTGATGAAGTTTTAAAGAAAGCTGTTAAAGCTGGTGGTATCAAGTTAGATAACTTTGACGGTTACTTAACCAAGATATATGAAAGAAACGGATTTGTTGTAGCATCTCGTATTCCTTTTAACGAAGAGTATGCGCCAGAAGGTTGGAACAAAGAAGCTCACGGAACTCCAGATGTAGTTGCTATGGTTTACGATCCAGCTAAACAATTAGATATCGAAGAGAAAAGATTCGAAGACTATATGGAAGGTATAGACTACAGAAATTCATTTGTAGATCTAGCTTATGGCAACGCTGTTACTAACGGTGCTATGCCTCCTCGTATTGATGCAAGACCTAATGATTTAGTATCTGCTTCTCCTATCGTTTACGATATGACAGAAGATGGTAATGGAAACTACGTTTTCTACACAAGCAATGTTTCTGGAAAGAATGCTGACGTTGACGAAGATGGAATGTTGAATCTTTCTACAGAAAAAGGAATACAGCCATCTATGGTTAAGGTTCCTTATGAATCTACATATCCATTAGACACCAATCCTCTCGGTTTAAAAGGGTCAGAAAAGGAAATATTACAACAAGCTAAGAACTTAGGTTTTGCAGCTGTTGTAGATAAAGATATGAAAGGCAATGCTGTTGTAATGAGCGATACTGTTATGCCTGCAGAACCTGTAGGTAATGCTCAACACTTGCCAAACAAACAAGCTATTCAACCATCTTTTGGATGGGCAGGTAGCAAGGGTGTACAAGAAATAAAAGTTGGACCATCGGGGTTAAAAACTTTATCTCCTGTGTCTCCTGTAAGAGGAAACGTAAGAGAGTTAAGCAATAGACAGCAAAGTGCGTTCTATAATAACTTCAGAACTTTCTTTTCTGCTACACAAGGAAATAGTCAAGCTGCTAAGTCTTTGCAAGAAAGATTACTTGGAGAAAAAGATGAAATAGAAGATCAAATAAATAAGAATGCTATTGAGATAGCAAAGCTTGTGAAATCATTTGTTAAGTCAGAAGCTGCTAAATCTACAGGCCTTTCTGAACAAACTATTTATAGAATAGTAAACGGTGCAATGATAAATGAATCAGATCCAAAAACTGGAGTAAGATACATTGATATGTTGCCACAAGATATTGCAGAGTCTGTAGTTAAAGCAAGACAAAATATAGTTACACTTCAAGAAGCATTAATTCAATCTGGTTTACTTCCAGCTGAGATAGAGGCTATAATTGCAACTACAATTGGATCTTGGTCTAAGCGTTCTTTCTTTGCATTTGAGTTGAAGAAAAACAAAGGTTTGTTTAGTATGTTTACTAAGCAAAAGAAATCACCTTGGTTTGAGTCTGTACCACAAGATGTAAGAGACAAAGCTAAAGTAATATTTACTTCAATGGCTATGAATGGAACATTAGACAATGGATTCAATATAGCTTTAAATGAATACAAGAAGAACTTTGAAGATCCTTATTTGGCTCTATTAGCAGCTGACCCTACAATGCAATCAAATGCAACTCAGCAGGCAGCAATGGCTATGCAAAATGCGCTTGCAGATCTACAGGTTAAAGCTAGTGAATTTGCAGATGCAGTAATGAGACAAATAGAAGATGTTAACCAAACAGGTGATGTTAACTTTACAATAGGTGGATCAATTGTTTCTATGAAAGATTATATAGAAAAGAATCCAGCTCTGCCTAAAGAGATAAGAGATTATTTAGGTGAAATAAAAGATCCAGCTATCAACTTTAGACTTAGTGCTATGAAGTTGACTCGTATGTTATATAACCATCAGACTGTTGCCCAGTTTAAAAACTTAGGATTGCAAAGTGGAGATGTTGTTACAGCTTCAGAACCAACACCAGCTGGTTGGATTAAATTGGGAGATATTTCAAAAGCTGACGTTAAAGGAAAGAAAGGAACCGCTACAGATGATATGGATGCATTAAACAGATATGGTGCATTAAAAGGATGTAGTATTAGTCCTGCGTTATATGACTTATTATTTGATAGTCCAATAGAAGGTACTTTATATTATAAGTATATAACTACAAATGTTAAGAAGTTTAAAACAATATACTCTCCTTCTACTCAAATTAAAAACTTATACGGATATGCATTCTTTGGATTAACAAGTGGTGCTATTCCAGAGGGTATTTTCTATAGTGCTAAAATTGCTTCTGGTGCGTACAAAGAAATATCAACGCAAGAAGGGTTTATGAATTATTGGAACAATATATTTGTTGAGGCTAAAAGAAGAGGTATAAATACATCTTTAGAGATACAAGAAATAAATAGAGTTGGTAAAGAGTTAAGCGAAAATAAAGAAATGCTTAGAGCTTTAAAAGGATCTAGCAATCCTGCAACCGACATCTATCAGTTCTTTACTGAGATGTATACTAACACTGAAGGTTTATTTAAACAAGGTATGATGTTAGGTGATGCTATCCCTAAGACTATAATGTTTGAGATCTTCAGAAATACTAATGCTGCTATATTAAACAATACGTCTTACTATGAATTAGACGAAAGACAAAAAGAGATAGCGGATGAAATGGCAGGAAGAAGAGTTAAACTTACAACCGTTACCGATACAAGAACGGTTAAAGGTATAGACTTTATACAAAGAAAAATGGGTATCTTCGGAACATTCCCTAGATTCTTGTCTGAAAGTATTAGAAACTTTGTAAATGCACATTTGTTAATTGCAAACCCTGGTATGTTGCACGAAGGTCTTGTGCTTTCCGACAATAAAGCTAAAGATGCCGAACTTAAAAAACAAATGGATTTAAAAACCAGAGGTTCTGGTATGGTTGGATTAGCAGGTTACTATGGATTGATGGCATTGCTAAAAGCAGCAATTTCTTTCGGAGATGACGATGACGATAAAGTAAGTGCAGATATTCCATCAAGTGCATTATTAGAGGCTTCTCAAATTTACAATAAACCAAAAGGTACATTAACACAAAGTGAGGCTTTAAGAATGTTAGTTCCTGAGTATGATAGATTTGCAGATCTTTCTTTTGAAGTTAAAAAAGACGGAACAATTGAGTACAAAAACGAATCAAGCGTTGACCCATTCAATGTATTCCCTCAAGCATTTAGATCTTACATATATTCAGAGAATGTAGGTACAGGTACAGCGAATGCGGCAAAACAAATAGCAGATCCTGTAATAGGATGGGAGATTTTATTTGGAACTGCATTAGAGGTTATAAGAAATGAAAACTCAAAAGGAAATGTTATTTATAAGAACTATGATGACTTTATAGATAAAAGCTCTGATGTTTTAACTTATGCATTTAGGAAGGTAGGACCTGGCATTGCAACTTCAGGTATGAGATACTCTGACCTTGTAAAAGGCGGACAAAGAGAAGGTGGAGCGTTTGGATACATTAACTTTATGCTTGTTGAAGGATCTAAAGGTAGAATATCTACTATGGATGTAGAATCTAAATTAAAATCAAAAGTTTCTGAAATCAACAATTCTTGGATAGATGACCAAAGAAGCTACAAAGGAGATTTCTACAAAGACAAGTCTGAGCAAGAAAGAGCTAAGCTTAACCAAGAAAGGGATAATAATGCTAAAATGTTTGCATATGAGTTAAACCAACTGGTTGAAGCTGGATATACATTAGGATTATCTACTGGTCAAGTTAAGCAAGTTTTCAAAGATGCAAGAGTTTCTAAAAAAGTTAGAAACGCAGCAATGAGAGGTGGATCGGCTCTTGATAAGCTTAATATTAACGATATCAAAGAGGATTAAAAGCGTATTATATAAACAATAAATAAAGAAATTATGCCAATAACAGCAGGTGCAATAATAGGATTAGGATCAGGTTTATACCAAACCATATCTGGCTCTAAGCAACAAAAAAAAGGTCAACAAGCTTTTGAAGAAGCAATGTCCGCTAGACCACAATACCAAATTAGCGACACAGTTAAACAACAATTAGCTGAAGCTCAATCTAGATATAATGCTCAAAACCCTGCTATTGCTATGGCTTATCAACAAGCACAGCAAGGTATGGCTGGACAGATGGCTAATGCTCAAAGAAATGCATCAAGCGGTGCACAAGCTTTAGCAGCAGGTGCAGGGGCACAAGCTCAACTGCAATCTATTGCTCCTCAATTAGCGGCACAACAAGCTGCATATAGCCAGCAACAACAAGCTAACTTAAATCAAGCAAGAGGCTTGATGACAGAAGAGCAAAGAACTAAATTTTCTGATATGTTATCCGCTAACCAGGCGAGACAAAACTTTGGATTAGGCTTGGCTCAATCTGGTTCTGCTATGAAAAGTCAAGGTTTAGGTGCTATTGCGCAAGGTGGTTTAAGCCTAGCAACAGCTGGTTTAAATGCAAATGCAAAAACAAATGCAAAAATACCAACTGGATTTACAAATAGTAATCCTTTTCCAACACAAACCGTATCTGATGGCACCATATCTGGAGCCTTAGCACCAGCAACTACAGGAGTTCCAATTGCTGCCCCTGCAGGTATGACATCTGCTTTTAACGCTCCCACATCTCCGTTTCAGGTGGGTTTAAATGCTGGAATGCCAGCTCCTGCTATTCAACAAAATACGTTGCCACCTTGGTACGGATTCGGATGGAATCCTGGAAGATAAAATAAGAAACCCACCTAAATGGTGGGTTTTTCTTTTCTTGCACTATCATCTTTTCTTTAGTGTCCGCTTGACGGTTTCACCTCGACTCTTACGCCTTGGAAATTTATCTGCTGCTCAGCAGGGAATGTAACCTGAACCCAAGGAGTTTTAGAACGTATTCTGTCTCCTTTTATTCCTTGATAATCAAAAGTATTAGTTGTTGCTACACCTACCGTTAAAGTGGCTGTAGCAGTCACACCTGTTGGTGGAGGAGCTACGCTTATTGAAGGTACAGATGTATAGCCAGTCCCTGGATTAGTAATGATATATGACGTAACTGATCCGCCAGTAAGTACAGCGATGGCTGTTGCTTGAGTTCCACCTGCAACTGCAGGAGGACCAATAGTAACCAATGGTGCTGTTAAATAACCAGATCCAGTAACTAATGGGCTAACGGTTAACACTTGAGATTGGCCAGCATTATTGCTTAATCTGTTTCTTAAAACAGGTGCAAACTTTTCGCCCTCTCTTGTGCTATAGTTTGAATCATTCCAAGAGGTAACCTGGGTAAGATTATTGTTTACAGTAGTAGAGCTATCTCTAGCGTATACAACAGTAGAATCCGTTAGTAATTGACCCATAAGTATTACACTTAATGGTTCGATAGTTGCAGGATAACCTTCTGATACTGGGAAAGAAATATAGCATTTAGGATTAATCAATTGATTGAAATGACCAGGTGTTGCGTCAAACTCTTTATATAGGTTTAAACCTACTTGAAGTCCATATTGATATCCAATACTGAATACGTCATCACCTACTCTTATCCATTGATCTGGGTTGCTTTCATATGCGCCTACCCATCTGTTCAATTGATAATTATAAGTGTAACTTACATTCTTATTTGGAATATATTGGTTCAATCTATTTTCTCCGCTATTAGCAGGAAATACAGCAGCTGTCAAGTTAGGATTAGGACAAGTTACAAATATTTCAGAAGTATAAGGATTGATACCTAGTTTTATATTTTTAGCGCTATTAGTGCTATCATTGAATGGCAAGTTTCTGAACACTTGGTTCCATAAGAATCCTGCTTTCTGTTGGCTAATAGGTGTTGCACCATCTCCAGCTAATTGGATAATTTCTCTGTTTAATGCATCTGCCCAAAATACCATACCCTTGTAAGATATAACACCTTGTGGGCTTATACATCCCCATTGTCCAGTAATTGGCTGAATTGTACCTATAACAGGAGCTGAAGATAAGAATGCCGTAGTTTGGTCTTGGCTATAAATTTGAGCTTGACCAATTAAACCAATGAAGCTTCCGCTATTACAAAGAATAACTAATCTTGATGCTAAGTTTGCTTCTTTAGAAGATAGTATAATTGAAGTAATAGGACCTGCGTTAGAATCAACATCTGCAACATCTAAAGCGTCAAATGAAGCAAGTCCATTTACACTGCTATTAGGTATCTTAACATTTGACCATCTAATCTGATTGGTTAAACCTTTTTGACCAACAGTATCTGTAGGTGTTATTCTTCCGCCATTTTCTATCCAATATTTATATCTAACTTCATTGTTTGTTTCTGAAACAACATTAAATGCACCACCATCTGCATTGCTGCCTTGAATATAAGTATCTCCATATAGTTTTGCTAAAAGGCCATTGTATGGTGCTAATAAGCTACCTGAAGAAACCTCTCCAAAAAATGCTACCTCAAAAAAAGACTTTTGAACTGTTTTAGGAGTATATAGTGTACAAATAAATACTTGTTGGTTTAAAGCAGCTGGAGCATAAGCATAATATATTATAGAAGGAGCCGTTATAAAATTCCAAACACCTGCAACTTGTTGTATATAACCAGGAATTGAAGTGTATTCGCCATAAGAGTAAACAATATCAGCTGTATTGTAAGCTGTAAAGTTCCAAACTCCACCAGTTGAATATACAGCAAATGTATAAGGATGCCCTGCCCAAACTCCAGTAGGAGAAGCTTTTGTTAAAAATACATCACCTACTTTTGGATTCGTAACAATTGAAGGATCATCTGAAAAATCATTAATGTATGCATTAACTGAAGACGCTCCAGTGTTTGCGGTATACTGAACTTTCTTTCCTTGATAGGAAATAATGTTGTTAAATGTTGATTTAGGTGAATTAACTATTACATATCCATCTATTGATTCAAGAACTGGAAAAGTATACGATCCAGATGAAGTTGATGTTTCATAGTCATACACTTCAAACTGACACAAGTCACCTTGCTTATAAGTATATCCTTGATTTCTTTTATATAAAGAATTTAAAGGTATCGCAACGCCATAATAATTACCTTCTGGATTTGCTTCGTCTATGTTATATGCAAGTGTTCCATCTGCGCTTTTATACGCATATCTAATTATGTCTGGAACAAATTGTAAAAAAGAAGACGCTTTGTTGTTGTTTGTTAAGTTTATGCTATAGTATTTTGCCCAGCTAGGAACTGATCCAGCAGGCTGAACACCAGTTACATTTACATCAATTGTTTCAACAAGGGTTTTTGTATCTGGATTGTAAGATCCTATACTTATATCGCCTATATATTTATTACCACTTTTTCTTAATGCCTCATCATAAAACGTAGCACCATAAGAATACGTAGAGCTAGGAAGAAATGCAGACTTTCTAGATGTTAAGTTATTATCAGAATATGTAGATTCTGAAAGAACAAGACAAGATGGTAAGGCTATTGATGAACTTTTAGATAAAGGAACACAAATGTTATTTGGCGTGTATCCTAAGCCTATTGATTTTCCTCCCCAATATGGGTTTAGTTCTTGTATTATAGCTATTCTTCTTCTTAATATAGAGGGAATTGCAGGTCCAGGCCCAGAAGTTGTTTCAACATTCAATGGCTGAAAGTCTAAGCTCTCATCTAATTCTATTAAGTTATCCTCGCTTATTGTTTGAGGTAATGTTATATATGTATTGTTTGTTGTTTTTAAACCTGTAGGGTAGTAGTTACCACCGCCTTGTAGTGCATCAAAAACTATACCTTGCGATGCTAATGGAAATGCATAGTTTTTACCATTTCCATAATTTCTAGTAACAACTGCACCATACCATACGCCAGTTGCATCTTCTCTTATAGCCAATAAGTAAGGAGCTAAAGAATACATACTTTTACTAAACTCTGTAGTTGCAGTGTTTTGAGTAAGTGTTACATCAATTGCTGTATCAGGAGTATCATACCCTTCTATGTTATTAGCTAAAAATAATCTATTAGATGTAAATTCTAATGACTGCGATGTAATAGGTATAGAGTCAAAAGCTTTTGCGCAATACGCAGGATCTAAAGTCTCTAATATAACAGACCCATCATAATTTTGAAGAGTTATATATGGAATTAGAAATAAACTATTGTTATGTTCGTAAACAAGTTGAGCATCAGTATAGTAAACTGGACCCATACCAAAATCATACTCTCTAGAAGTTGAATCGTTTTTATCAAATGTTCTAATTACATCAAACGTATTAGTATCCAAATACCTCATAACAAAGTCAATCTTCTTCCAGTTTTCTGGTATCTTTTGATCTTTACTTAGGCTTATTGTTACAACATTGTCAGCAAATGGATCAAGTTCAAAGTCTTCTTGCCTTGCAGGTAAAGACGTTAAACTAAACGGAGAAAGAACTGAAACAAAACCATCTTCATTTATAACTCTATATGTAAACTGAACAGCCCTAAATTGTATTGCTGTAGCTTTTGTAGAGTCAGATCCTCTATCTGCAATTAAAGGAACAACGCCAGGTTCTGTAATTAAAGATAATTCTTCAAGTGTTGGATTGTTTGCATTGTAGTCTTTATTGACATCAACATATCTTACAGCATTATGACCATCGGTCCAAATCAATTGCGTTCCACTTGTCCTAGCTGATATAAAATAATCAGGCTCAAAACCTAATGCATTTGTAGCTGAAGGTATAATCCAATTAGAATCTAAAAGAATTGACGAATCAGCTATAGATATTGTGTTTACTTTATTTGTGCTATCGTATTTAATAGCAACTTTTACTATCCAAGAGTTTTCTTGAACTACATAAGATGGCGTTGGAGGAGGAGGGTATACTGTGTATGTTGGAGTATAGATAAATAAGTAAAAGAATCTTGTATCGTTAGATATAGACTCTGTATCATCTACCGCATACCCTATACATTTAGATCCAGTTTGGTTATAACCAGTAACGCCTAGCGTAAAGAATAAAGCGCTCCAATCTGTGTTACCAGCAAATGGCTCCAACACTCCAAGGTCACCTCCAATATTATATCCGCTCATATTGGTTCCTGTTCCGTCATTTACGCCCAATAAAGAGCCTAAAGAGAAATGGACATTCATAGCAGAAGAATACGACTCCTTCTCTTGCAAGTGGGGAGCCGTATCAGTATCTAAACCTTTTGTAAAAAGTTTTGTAATTTGAGCCATTAAAAAATTTTATTATGACAAGTAAACAGGTATGTATCTTACACCAACACCTGGTATAAATACTCTAATTTTTTCTAATTGAGTTCCACCTACAGCTGCAGCTACAACCAAATCAGAACCTACTTGAACTTGAGGTGTAGCAGTTCTTGAACCTTTAACACCAATTGCAGCAGACTTAGTTGCATACTCACCACCTAACAAGTAAGTGTCACCAGTATAGCTAAAGTTCAATCCGTTAATATTAGCACCTGTACTACCTGGGTTTAAGAATGTTTGTAATGTTTTACCTGTATTAGAAATATTTAAACCTACAGCATTACCGCCAAGAGAATAATTGCTACCTAATAAATCTACATACAAACCTTCAACCCCAGAAGCTCCATAAGTATATACTGATTTAATAGTGTCCCACATTTCAAAGCCATACGTACCAGTACCATTCAATTGAATTTTACCATTTGGAATATCTGCTTTAAAACCATAAGCTGTAGTACCAGCAGTAACAACACTTGTATTTAAATCTGCTCTTAACCCTATAGATGTAGTACCTAGGGTAGCTACATTTGTAGTATCATTAAGAGTCATATTTACAGAGCTATTACCAGCAATCATTGTAGTCGCTGTAAAGTTATATCCAAATGTAGAACTACCTAAATATCCAGTAGTAGCACCTAAAGACAAACCTGTGTATGTAGATAAATCACCTAATACATATACAGTATTAGTAACGTCTACCAATAAACCTTTAGTAGCAATACCTACATTTGCTGTATTAGCAGTATCATTAATTGTTAAATTAATTGAACTGTTACCAGCAACCAATGTAGTTGCAGTATAATTATAACCAAGAGTTGAATATCCTAATCTACCAGTTGTAGCAGTTAATGATAAACCATAACCTGCAAAAGTACCTAATATATAAGTTTCTGCTGCTAAATTTATAAATAAACCTTTACCAACTGTTTGGTTTGCTAAATTATATATGTCACCAGATGAGCCATTAAATATATAAAGCCCATCTCCTGAAGATAATGAACCTAAATTTACAGTAGCAGCCAATGGTATTGAATAGTCAACTTTTAACCCATAGTTTGGTGTTCCTAATGTATAATCATCAGTAGTTGTATTAATAGACAATCCATCAGTTCCATTACCTAATGTATATGTACCAGCCGTGTTTATATTTAACCCATTAGTACCATTACCTAAGATATATCCATTATTAGTTACATCAACAGTAAGACCTTTTGTACCATCACCTAATGTAGCTGTATTAGCAGTATCATTAAGGGTTAAGTTAATTGAAGCATTACCTGCGACTAAAGTAGTTGCATTATATACATAAGACCAAGTAGGATTACCAATGTAACCATTATTTAAATTAATAACAACTCCTTCGCTAGAAGCTGTATTACCTAACTTGTAAACAGTATTTGCAGTATCAACAGATAAACCTTTATTAGCATCAATGTCTCCAATCTTATGGATATTGTTAGCAAAGTCTAATTTGATACCTTTATTAGCAGTAGATTTTTTACTGTTGATTACTTGGTTTTTATCGTCAATAGTAAATATAATATCATTACCTATAGAGTCAGTATCACCTGCTTGGAAATAAGGACCAGTAGTAGTTGAATTATTAGCTACAAAACTACCGCCCATCATTTTAATTTCGTTAGTAGTTTGTCTTAAGTAACTAGCAAGGAAATTAGAACCATTACTATATGGGATGTAACCAGCTGCAATAACAGAAGTAACACCAAATTGAATTAAATTCCAAAAACCATTACTTCCTGCTGGGAAATTAATTGTTGATACAGCAGTTAAATTCCAAAAGTAAATTCCATTATTAGCTAATGTTGGATCAGAAGTAACAAAAACTAATTGAGAGTTATCGTTAATTGTGCTTTGAAGCGTAGTAGTATTATTTACTACTTGGATAGCGTTCTGAGAGAACAAATATTCTACTTCTTGCTGTATCCCCTTTAATGAGGTATCTGTCCACTCAATCTTTCCAGATGGTGTACTCTTTGCATTAGCAATGAGATTTGTTAAATTATTTAAAGTTGCCATATTTTTATTTTATAGTGTATGAACAGTTCCTGCAGGGTCTTTATATTTTAAAACTCCAGCTTGAGAGTATAAAACAATTCCTCCTGTTGGAGTAGCTGGAACAGTTGTTATGTTTGTTAAGTATATAGGTCCTGATATTTTTAATATATCTACAGTTGATCCGTCAGTTTTAGAGTATACATTTACACCTGTACCTGCTGTAGGAGCAGTTAAATCAGTAGCTACACTTGGATAAAAATTACCATTAGCTTGAAGAACCCATCTTCCACCGTCATTTGCAGAAACTATGTTACTGCCATTAGCAGGACCTACAGTTGCAGGAAACCAAGTGTATAAACCAATACCTTGAACAATAGCATTTTGTGAATTGTTCTTTCCTTGATTGTTTAACTCAACTGTTGTAGGAACTACAATACATCCTCTAGCACGAATCTCTTCAGCTATGTCGTCTTGAATACCCTTTAATCCATTAGTGCCAGACCAGCTAACCGTATTGTTAGGAGTTTGATCGGCAGTAAAGATTCTATTAAGTAAGCTTAAAATTGTCATTATTGTTAGTATTAGTATTTAGTATATAATACGCTTTAGTTACACTATCTGAGCCCCTGAAACAAAGGTTAAATTTAACTGAGCAGCAGCCCAATCCATAATCCAAGCGTTACTTCCGTCCCAAGTAGGATACTCAGTAGGTCCTAATGTAAGGTTACCTTGAGCCAACTGAGTTTCAGTAGCTGGTTCTACAGTAGTGTCACTAGCCAATAATTGGTAGTAGAATGTTGCTGTATCCAATAGATTATCAGATATAGAAATCATACTGAATAAGTTAGCGTTTTGGCTTGTTCCGTTTGCCCAGATTGATACTGGTTCAATTGCTCTTTGCATTGTTATTTAAGTTTTAAGTTTATATTATAAATGTCCATCCTGTTGATTTGTATATGTATAGACCTTCTGTAGCATCTGTACAATATACTATTAATCCTACTGCTGGTGTTGCTATTGCTGTTCTTTGAGCATTAGTCATTCTTGGTGGTAAGAACCCTTTAGTTGTAGAAGATAACTCTACAAGTGATGATGAATTAGCAAGACCAAATCCTCCAAAATAAGTACTTCCATCTCTATTGATGACAAAATTAACTGTACTTGGTTGACTTTTAAACTGTAACCCATAATGCAAACCACCTCCACTTGTATGTGTACCAATTGATGATGACCAGTTAGGGCTATTTTGTCTAAAGGTTATAGAACTCGCCATATCAACAGTTCCAACTGTATCTATCATTAATGATGATGTAGATGCTCCATATATTCTAGTTGTACCAAAAATATCTAATTTATAACCAGCATCTGTTGTAGTTCCAATAAGTACGTTACCATTTGTGTTAAATTGTGTACCAGTAGAACCTATTGCATTAACTTTTAATACAGGTGTCCAAGCAACATTACCTTGTTGTACTGTTAATGCTGGTGAACCATTTGAACCAGTTATAGTTGTGCAAAAATTAGAGGTCATTCCTCCAGCTCCATTCAAATTCAAATTATATCCATTAGCAAATATAACCATTGCATTAGATGCATACTGCGTGTAAATACGCATCTGATGACCACTTGTTGTATTAGGGAAAAATAATGTGGCATCAGCAGCCCCACCCATTGTAATGCTTGTTTGAAACCTACCTGTACCATTAACATCTAACTTATACCCAGCATCTGAAGATGTGCCTATTCCCCAGTTTGCAGTTGGATATATAGACCCAGCAGTTGTCATTGCAGTTGTGCCAGTTCCTTTAACTTGAAATCTTATTGGTGGAGCCGTACCAGTTCTTGAATCAAAATAAACTGCTCCTCCTTGATTACCACTAGAAACTCCATCATTCAACCCCATTTGTACATATGATGAGCCATATGCGCCACCATTTAAATATATGCTAAAGTTATCCGTAGTTGAACCACCTGATAGCATATAAAAATCACTTCTTCCGCTAGAAGAAACTCTAAGATTAGCTACAACAGAAGCAGAACCTACTCTTGCTGTTCCATTAACGTCTAGTTTGTACCCAGCATCTGTTGTAGTACCAATGAGTACGTTTCTTGTAGCAGAAGGTATTCTCATAGCCTCAATATTATTTGAATAAAAAGTCAAATAATATCCACCGTTACCAGCATATAATTTTGTTTCACCAGAACCATTATCTACAGATAAAGAAGCAACACCATTATTTAAATAGTAAGCATATGTACCAGCTGCTGAAGCATTTCTAACTAAATTAACATATGCATTTGAACTACTTGTTGATATTGCCTCTAAGTAATAATTGTTTGGTGCAGCCCCCCCAGTATATAGTTTAAATCCACCTAACACATCTAATTTAGTAGTAGGCGTAGTTGTTCCAATACCTAATCTACTATTAACATTATCCCAAAATAAATTATTACTTCCTGTTTGAGTAGTTGTACCATTCCAAAAAGCTACTTGCCCTGAAGCTCCTGTACCTGTTAGATATGTGCTATTATCATAACTGATAGTTGTACCACTAGCTTTTACAAAACCTGTTCCATTAAGCTGAGGTTGAGCATAGCTCTTTACAGCCTTCTGTGAAGGAACAAGTAGATCACTATCTGCTGCTAACAGTGGATCTATATCTATTGGTACTCCTCTTGTTGTTCCTTGTGCCATATTTTTAAATTATTTTATCTACTTATTTCTTCCCAATCCATTGATACAAATGCAGTTTCATTATTTGTCCCTGCTGCTAAAATTATTGTAAACTCATAAGGGGTTCCTGTTAATCCATCTCTTTCTAACTGATTGTTAAACAAAGCTGCTCTTAATATATCAACAGATACACTCGTACTTGCTGTAGCTGTAAAAAATCCTGATGCTAAAATTCTACCCCCTGTAAACGAAGAACCTGTTAAGTTATATTCTACAGAAGAGTTTGTTCCTG